TCAATACTTCCCGTTTCTTTTTAATGTCTCTTCCAGGTATTCATAATTCTCGGTAAGAAAATCAATCGTTATCAGTTTTTTACCGCTGGCGTATAAAAGTAGTTGGTTCTTTTTCCCGATTTCCACACGTTCAATTTCACTTATCTGTAAAACTATACTTTTCCGAAATAAACGTTGTATCTCCATCTGATTTCCGTTTACCGCGATCTTCCATTTGCTTGCCCGGATTATGCCAAGAAGACCGATTGCCATTACCCCCAAACACATCCATAGGTGTCCGTTTGTTACAGTTGGATTATTCTGTAGTTTAAATACAAAAAAGATGCAAAACATGCATAATCCTAAAATGAAGAAAGCCATGCATGTATATTTTAATGCTCCGGGGATTTTAAGCACATAATGGAATTCATTCCGGCCGGCATTGTCAGTGATACTTTTTCGGTTATATAAAGAATTGATCACGAGCTCTATGGCGCACATAGAAATAGCATATATAAGAAATTTTATTATCTCTCCCATCCCATGTTCCTCCTTGCTAAGCGCTGTTCGCTGTTTTTTTATCTATTGTTTGTCTTTGCTTTAAATTAGATTTGATTTATCGAAAACGAATGATTTAATATCATTGCATTGAATCTAAGCACTGTGTCAATAAATAGTTTGATTTTTCTTTTTATTTCATTCCTTATAGGAATTTTCCGGAAAATGAAAAATGCCGGATACCTTGAAAAAATCAAGGCTTCCGGCGTTTCTGAAAGCAGGGGATGAGAGAATCGAACCCTGTGGGAAATCCTCACAATCCCTGTAAAATAAGCATTTCTTCGATTGAGTTTTGACTACATTTGACTACATTTTGACAACATGGATGGTAAAAAACAAGAAAGGAGAAATCGTTCAGCATGGTATCATCTTTTTCATGCATCACTTCATATCTCCTCTAAAATACATTATCGTCTGGATAATGTGTCATAATATCTTCCACATTACACCCCAATATATTACACAACTTATCAATGGTATTCACTTCAACATTCTGATTATGTCTTAACCTGTTCAGTTGAGAACGATTCATATGATAATGCGTATACAAATCATATTGTGAAATGCCTTTGGCTTTCATTGTCTCCCATAATTTATCGTATTTAATCATCTCACGAATTTTCCGCTTTCTTTCATAATTCCTTGCTATGTAATTATTATTAGCGTAAAATAGCGTTTATAATAGTGTTCGTATACGAACACAGATTTGAGAGGTGTCGTATGAAAAAGCGTTATATTATTATGGGAATATTGATATGTATTATTGCTTTTCTGGGATATTTACAATACGGATGTGAGGAACAAGCTGTTAACACTATGGTCAGAACTTCTGATACTTTTTATAAACAAGAGTTCGATGTCATTGCTAATAAGCTGTTTATCTGGAATAAAGAAAAATATGCAGAAGAACTCATTGAAAAGGCAGTTGAGAATAAGTATAGAAATGTTCGCTTTTCTTATGATATTACTGGATATCCAAACGAAATTATTATATCAGTATATAATACTGAATGGCATTATCAACACAATTGTATGACATTTCAAATCATGTATACATCAAACGATGGAAAATTGGAAACAAAAAATTGTGTTGAATAGTTTATGATGGTATGCAGTTGCTATCGTTCAATGTTACAATAGCCCTATAAAATAAAGCAAGGAGACCAAATATTATGAATTTTTTGGAATTATCAATAGAGGGATATAACGAACACACTCAAATACCAGATTGTATTTCGGATAAATTTTGGAACACTGAAAATTTATCAAACAATAATATCGTTTATGTTGAATTCAAAAAAACTAAATCGAAATATTACGATGATATAATTGGCAAAGCTAAAACATTACCAAATTATACGGAAAATAATGAATCCCATTCTTTTACTATAAATACCATCAAAGAATATATTGATAATACTATTTTTATTGAATACATAATCTCCAAAATTCGGAAATGGAAAAATGTCACCATACTATTAAATGGGAAAAAATTTGAAACAAAAACGGATATGTGGCATTTTAAGAAAGTTTTGGAAGCAAATGCAGGTGAATATAGTGAATTAATCAATCCTAATGCATTTTATGAGTATATTCCTAAAGAACCATTAGAAGATTTACCATTTCCTTATGTTTTATACCCCGATTTATATGGAGGATTCTTCGCTTTTAAAAAATCTAGAGAATCTAAAGATATTTATTTTTGTGATTGCGAAAAGCAAGCCATACAAAACTATATAGCGCTAGAAAAGAAAAGGCAAGAAATTTTCGGACATCAAGACGAAAAAATCGTATTAAGAGCGGACGAATTTCCAGAACTTATAGAAGAAATAACATCAAAAAATTCTGGGAATCCACTTTCTTTATTCAAGTTTAAAAGTAAAATATGTCACAAATGCAATGGGAAATTACCACAAGAAGAATATTGTTCAACAATGTATGGAACTGCATTTAGACGACAATATGGTTGGTATATTCGACAACGGTATTTAGAATATGGTATAGACTATATGTTAGAAGGACATGTTAATATACAAAAACAATTAATACTCAGAGATAAATGTCCTCAAAGTATATTAAAATATTGGGATAAGTTTATATTAGCCAGTGAACAAAGTGAAGCTAATCCAAACTCTGATATTTTGTATACACAAGCTAAAGAAGCAAGAAGAGAATTTGAAAAAAGTATCGAAAACACTGTAAGAAAAGAATTTGGTTTTAAAAATGTAGGTGAATCTTGGGTCAGTGAAACAACTTTGGCTAATATTATTAAAACTATTTATCCCGACTATGAAGTTAAAACACATTATCGTCCTAAATGGTTAGAGGGATTAGAATTAGATATTTATATTGATTCAATTAAACTTGGAATAGAATATCAAGGACAGCAACATTACAATCCAATCAAACATTGGGGCGGTGAAAAACAGTTGAAAAAGCAAAAAGAACACGATTTCAGAAAAGCAAGAATATGTCGGGAAAAGGGGGTAACTTTATTAACTGTTGATTTTGATGAACCATTAACCGAAATACATATTAGAAAACGTTTAAAGGAAAAATCCTTGTTATGATACTATCTTTTTCTACCTAGTGATGTCAAGGAACAAGGCGAAGCCGATACGCCGTCAGGGCAGTCCTTGACAGAACGGACGGTATCCAATCCAACCATGCTATGCAGAGGACTTGAAAGGTCACGAACCTTGCAAGTCCTCTTGTCTGTTATCTGGAAACTTTCCGGAGATAAAGCACTTCCTTTTTGATTTCACGGACAAATTCATCACACAAGACAGGCTGGCAATCACTTGCTACATAACAATTTTTTTCGGACGAATAGGCAAACGAAAAGATTTCCGTTTCCAATGTCTTTTCATTGATTCCATAATAATATATCTGAGAAGTGGCAAGTGTCATATGAATACTGGCAAAATCTCTTGTAAATATCTCATATGATTCTGGTTGAGTAAGTTCTTTTGGATATTGATAATACTCTTTTGAATCTTCCCGTAAGAAAATAGGTACGATATGCATTTCATTTAAACTGACATTCACATATATTTGATATCTTGGGATTAATGCCCCATACTGTGTCTGAAATCCGATATATGCCGTGTCGGTGTCATTCAATAAATATTCCATTTCTTTGTAAAATACATATCCCGTAGCCGGATTATCCTTAGCACTGCTATTTTCCATAGGCACATTTTCACCCATTAGCCAGTTAATATTGATATCCAGAGCGTCAGCGATCAGTTCCAGCTTATCCTTTTTAGGATTGTAATTTCCAGAAAGATAAGAACTAAACGCACCCTTTGTAATTCCTGTTCGCTGTACCATTTCCACTTGCTTTACATTTCTTACATTCATCGCAAATCTGATTCGTTCCGCAATCGTGTTCATTTCGATATCCTCTACTTTCTCTGTGTGGCTGATTCATTTATTCTGTACTCACTATATCATAAATACTCTGCAAAGAAAATAAAAAGTTTATAAATTTCTAAACTTTATATTGATTTTCGTTTTGCTCAATGTTATGATTTAAATAGTTTAGAAATAACTAAACTTCAAATATCCATGGATTTCAATACTTATTAAGACGACTGTCCTATCGGTGATACGGGGAGAAAGGATAATGCTTATGCAGATTACATTAACAAAAGAACAGATCAAAGAGGTATTCGGGGAACTTCGTTATATGGGAGCTGATTATTGCTACCGCTATGACAAAGATAGCAGAAAGAAAACCGAAGATATCGAAGCGGTCAAACTTCATCTTGGAAGTATGAAACTTGGTAACAGTGTTGATATTCGACTGGAAATGACAGAAATCCCAACTATCGAGCCATATTCTGTAGTGGAACTGGATACACCTGTCTATGCTCCATATGTTCAGAGAGGAAATTATCCTACACTGGTAGAACGTGTAACCTGTAAAGGGATTCGTTGTATTTCCCAGAAAAATGCATAGTAACATATGAACTTCCTGTCTCTTGCTGTCCGTACCAAGCGGACAGTAAAAGAGACAGGGATAGTGGCTCTGCCACTATCGGCAAAGGAGGATTATTATTTGGAAGAAAGAAGTAAATCAGTTCTTTCAGAACCCTCCTATACTAACAGGAGGGTAACACGACAAAAAAACAGTCTGACAGCCTTGATTGACTGGTGTCAGATTACAGCGAAAGATGTAGATTTATTCACTGTCATAACGGACATCCTAAAAATTCCTCTTTCATTTATGGAACTTCAGAATAAAGGGAAAGGAATTGCCGGACATGAACTGGTTGCCGGATTTGATAATATCAAGATTCTAAAACCGACTGGTAAAATGCAGTACAATGGATTTCAGATATTAATGAGTGGCTCTGGCTGTAGAAATTATGAAAACTTCCTTGTGATAAACAAAGAAACATGGTTTGATTTCTTCGCAAGGGTATGTCAGTATCATGTGAATTTTCCACGAATTGATTTAGCAATAGATGACCATAAACCATATCTTAACATTCCAGAACTGATACGTTTAACAAAGCAAGGCTTAATATCTAGTCAGTTACGTAATTATTCTGAAAATGCTTCTGGTGAATTAAGTGAATCAATACCTGTTCATAAAGGAAACACGCTTTATCTTGGGAGTAGCAACAGTGATTTCCGAATCGTTTTCTATGAAAAAGGGTACGAACAGGCAGAAAAATTTGGCAAAGAATTAGACCCGAACTGGAATAGATATGAACTGCGATTCCGACAGGAACGGGCAAATAAAGTTGTACAGGAATTAATCGCCAGACGTGATGTTGCAGAGATTGCAATGTCTGTACTAAATGGTAAAATCCGTTTTCTTGAACAGCCGGAAAACAAATCCACTTCACGGAAAAGACTTTATCCTACTTATCCCCCTTGGGAATTATTTATGCAAGATATAGAGAAAATAAAGCTGACAATTCAACCGCAGAAAAAGACACTTGATAGTATCTGGAACTGGTTAGAAAGTTCCGTTGCTCCGTCTTTAAAATTATTTTCAAAAATCGGAGAACTGGATAACTGCGATTATATACAGGTATTAATCGAACAGGCAAAGATGAATGATACCCAGATAAAAATTTATGAAGATTACAAAAAATCTTCCAAACTACCAATAACAGAAAGGAGTTATTCTGATAATGAGTAAGCGAAATATCTGAATGATTCGCCCATAATAACAGATAAATGACAATATAAATTTAAAATTAAAAAATACGGGGCATTAACTATACACAGAAAAATTAAATAGGCACAAGATATTTTGAGACAATACCCTTATCATATTGATGTAATTTATGACTGAACCCAACGCTTACGACGATACAGATTTATTGAATTACGCAATCCAAACAGGTATAATCTCTTTAGATACCATGCTGAATGATATAGCAGATATGGAAAGAAAGGAAATACTTGCACAGCATGTTTACGCAATTACAGTAACAACAGACAAATCGGGAAAAGAAATTTATTCCACGTATCTTCCACAACAAGACGGAAACCGACTTTACAGACGCAGAAATACCCGTGAAGAACTGGAAAATGTCATTGTAGAGTTTTACAAGGCTCTACAGGAAGAAATTTATATTGATGATGTTTTCTATGAATGGATAAATCGCAAACTGGATTACGGCGAGATACAAAAAGCGTCTTATGACAGATACGTGAACGATTACAAAAGATTTTTCCACTACACTTCTGTTTCAATTACCAAAAAGAAATTTAAAAATATCACAGAGGACGATTTGGAAATATTTATCAAATGCACCATTCGTGACCTTACGCTTACCAGAAAGGCATATGCCGGACTGCGGACATTGGTTCGTGGTATCTTCAAATACGGTAAGAAGAAAAAGTATACTGCTATCAGTATCACTGAATTTTTTGGAGATTTAGAACTGCCGAATAATCTTTTTAAACGGAAGATTATAGACAAGCAGAAAGAAGTGTTTATGGAAGATGAAATTCCCGTAGTCATTCAACGTCTGAAAGCAAAGCCAGATATGTATAATCTCGGTATCCTGCTTACATTTCAGACAGGTTTACGTGTCGGTGAACTAAGCACTCTAAAGAAAGAAGACTTACACGGACGTATTATTAAAATCAGACGTACCGAGGATAAATACCGAGACGAAAACAATAAATGGATTGTAGCTGTAAAAGAACACGCTAAAACAGACGCTGGTAATCGGGATTTAATCATATCCTCTACTGCACTGGATACGTTGAACCAAATATTGGAACTGAATACATCGGAAACATATTTATTTGAGCATAATGGAAAACGTATCAGAGGAAATACTTTTAATAAAAGACTGTCCAGAATATGTAATGAATTACATATCCCACATCGTACCATGCACAAGATACGAAAGACTTACGGAACAACCTTAATAGACAGTGATGTAGACGAGGGATTTATTACAGAACAAATGGGACACAGTGATATTAGTACAACCAAAAAACTATATTATTTCAGCAATAAAACAACGAAAAATAAGGAAAAACAGATTGAAAATGCTATCTCATTTTAGGAATGATTACTGTTTGACTACATACTTGACTACATTAGAATTATTCAAAAAATGAAAAAAGCCAGAAGCCTTGAATATTCAAGGTTTCTGACCTCTTAGTCAACAGGGGATGAGAGAATCGAACTCCCACAGAAAGTGCTAAAACCCCTGTAAAATCAATGATTGTTATGCTTCGTGTTGCATTTCGTGTTGCATAGACTCAAAATAGTCGATTGCAATCTTATTCATTTTATCTTCCATGTCCGGAAGAGTGTGACGGTAGACTTCTTTCAGTACCGAATCATTTCCCCACCCACCAGATTGCATGATATACGCATCTGGTATTCCTAGCGCATGTTGAACAGAAGCGTTGTAATGCCTTAAGTCGTGGAATCGGAAGTGAGGTATCTCTAATTTCTTAAGGAGATTTCCAAACGATGTTGTTAATGTATTCGGATTCATGTTTACAGTGTTGGTTGAAAGTTCCAAAAACTTCTCGATTACGAATGATGGATAATTCACGTATCTGTCACCAGCATAAGACTTAGGTGCTTTCACAATCCATTCGCCCTCATCATTCATAACCATTGTTTTTGTAACGTGTATCGTGTGATTCTTGATGTCGGACTTCTGTAATGCACAGATCTCACCTCTTCGCATAGCTCCAAACGCTGCGAGGAGAATTGGCACTTCCATGATAGTTCCTTCTGATGCACGAACAATCTTCTTAATGTCCGCTTCTGTAGGAATGTAAATGTTGCTCCTGAGTTTTTTGGGAAGAGTGATATTGATTACAATTCCCGGACGAAATCTTTTCATTACCGCGCTGATCAGTCCATTCATGTCACGAACAGACTTAGGCGACAGCTCTGTAGATGCCTTATTAATCACCTTTTGAATTACGCTTTGTGTGATTTCCTTTAGCTGATACTCTTTGAGCGGTACCATGCAATTACGTTGCATACTCTTGTACTTTCTGATGCTGGACGGTGAGAGGACAGCGGACCGTTCCTGGATGTACTTTTCTAGTGCATCACCGAAAGTCATTTGTACTTCTTCATCTTTCTTGATTTCTTTGTTGTCTGCCCATTCAGCAGCCATTGCTTCAGCTTTTCTTTTTCCTCTTGCCGATGGATCATCACAAGTGAAAGACTTATAGATTCTTTTCTGTTTCTGTTTCTTCGTTTTCGGATCAATAACAGGTTTTCCGTTTTTATCTAAGACAATTTCATAGTGGCTGAATACCTGACATCTCCAGGATCCGGAAGGTAACTTCTTAGCTGTTGCCATATAATCATCTCCTTTTAAGTATAAAAATAACAGCCATACAATAGAACAACAGTTCTGATTGATTGACTGCCCCGAAGATGATACAATATTATTGCTTCATATAATCTGCACCGCTCTTCGGAGTTTGGTGCGTCAACCGTCCTTGTTGGTAGCAAGGGCGGTTTTGTTTTATTTAATTATCTCTGTTTACAAATTCGCTACATACATCTCTCAACTCTGTATATAACTCATCTGTAAGTTCTTCACCGGCATATTGTCTTTCCAGTAGTTCTCTTCCATAAGCTCTCAATTCTGTATCGGATAAGGAAGAAAGTTTGTTGTCATAAACGTATTCTTTTATATTCATGGTTCATTCATGCAAATGAGTCTTGTTCCAAACACCACAAATTAACTATTTACTGTAAACAAACTGAATATCTTTTGATGACCAGAAATCAGGAGCAACGCTAACCTCGAATTTCGAGAAAGTTGTAGGTACCTGATATGCAATCACACCGTTCATCTTCTTTCCAGCAGCAACACTTCCATCAAGCTGATTCTTTCCACTGGCTTCAGGGGCTTGAAGTCCAATAAGATCTTGTGTTAGTGAGTAATCATCGCAATAGGCTTCAAAATTCATTACGGAGCTGATGCTGATATCTTTTGATGAGTTGTTTGCAATCTCAAACTCAAGGATTAAGAACTCGTTTCCTTCGTCAGGGGTAGTATATTCCCCACCAGCAGATTCGGTGATGTTCACAAGTGTAATTTCAACATCATTGAGATTCACAGTATCTCCAACGTTAAATACAGTCTGTTCTGGCTCTGATTCATTCTTAGAAGTATCTTGCGTTGCGTCAGTAGAAGTGTCACTGTTTACTTTTTTAGGTCCGTCATCCTTTCCACCAATAACAGAACCTATGATACCGAGTATAATAATTACGCCGATAACAATTAATACAGTTTTTAAACATCCGCCTTTCTTTTTCATTCGTGTTTCCCTCTCTTTCTTTTAGTGATATAGCCTTGTTTGCTAAGCGCACCACACGCTTTATATAAATCCCTTCCGGGAGTTATATCCTTATTTTGTTAATTCATCGTATTGGTCACGATTTTCCTTGTCATCTTCCTTTTTGAGTTTATAATTCTGACTCTTAATTCTGCGAAGACGATCACTTTCATCCATCCTAGCTTTTTGTTCTAATATCTTTTTCTGTTTATATTGTTCCTTGCAGAATTGAATCAGCGCGTCTCTTTCTTCTTTAGATAAGCTGGTTGATTTAGCTCCTTCATCCTTGATGATATCTTGTACCGGTTCTTCTATAATCTCTGCTACAGGCTTGCTAGTTACTGGTTGAGTATCTTCTATTTTAAATTTGGGAGGACTATATATCACTTTTCTATTAGCAACATGGTTCGATGTGAATTTCATATCAGTAGGAACAGCTGTTTCCTTCTTCACAATCTTATATCCGCAACATGGACAGAATTTAGAATTAATATCTATTACAGAACCACAAGCTGAACAAATCTTCTCCTTTCTTTGTTCTTTTGGCATTGGATCAATTTTGGGTCGCTGCGGAATCAATGAAGAACCGCAAGCTGTGCAGAATTTACAACTGCTTGCTATCACGAATCCACAGAAAGGACAGTTCATCATATTCTGTTTTACTGTCTCTTTTTTCTTCTTTGTCAGATATCGAATCAGTGGGTATGGAATAAACATAACCCACCCAGAAAGAAGAAATAGCGAATCAAGAAAACTGTCAGATGGTCTTGTAGGTATACTTATAACATAGAACCAAAGAATAAACCATCCAAAGAAAATAGCAATAGTTATATTCCTATAGAAGCGAGAAGTGTGGATAACTTTAGGAACTGGATACATTTGTGTGCATAACTTTCGTTGTTCTTTTCTCCAAACTCTCTGAGCATTCTTTTCTTGCTTGCGGATAAGCTTTAATTCCTTCGTCCTGTTCTTTCTTGCAATCTTTTCACGGTATCTGTACCTTGTTGCACGAATCCACATTCTTCTGATGAGATTAAATTGACTAGGTTTCATAACTCATTCCTCATTATAAATCCTTGCCATATAAGTAGTTATATTCGGCAAGTCGGAATGTGTCACAATGCTCACGAATAAAATCAATGCGCTGTGTATCTCTGGTTCTTCTTCTACGTCTTCTTTTTCGTCTAGTACGGTTCTGCTCCATACATTTACTGTATGCTGATATAACCGGATCAGGTGCTTTCGTAGTAGTATGAGCCAGATATTCTATCTCTTGCACATCTTCTTTATAGAAATCATCGTTTTCAATGTGACTCATAGCATGTTTAAGTGCTGCTTGCTGTGACTCATAGTTGAGTGCTGCATTGATAAATATGGTATAACTGCCATCTTCATTCGGCACTACCATTTCATGTCCTTTCCCTTTCGGGAAGTCCATAAGGATGATGTTAACATCCGGTGTCAAAGTCACCACGTTCCTTTCGTTTCAGTGCGAGAGCCATGTTGTGTAATGCTCTTAAATCGTCTGGATCCATGTCTTTCTGAACATCGAATAGTGTTCTAAGTTCCTTGTTTTCAAAAATTTCTTGAGCAACTTTAGCAGTTTCCTCATTCAGATAGTATTTTTCTGATTCGTTCTCCTCACCTGTCATAAGGTAATCAACAGATACATTAAAATAATCAGCAATCAACTTGATTTTAGCAGTATTCGGTGTAGTGTTTCCCAATTTACTTATGTATCCCTTTCCGAATCCAAGTGTTTCTTCTAGTTTATTCATAGAAATTCCATGCTCTTTACATAAGCTTTTGATACGTTCTTTCATGGTTTTCATCCTTTCTGAAAAAATCGCAAAAAACCACTTGACTTTCTGAATATATCGCGTATAATACAATTATGGGTTCTGAAAAAAACGCAAAAATAAACAGAGTGTCGAAAGTGCCTTATTTAATTTGTTTGTGGTAATTCAAATTATAGGATATTTTCAGAGATTAGTCAATATTTTTAGTGATTTTTTCAGAACCTACGTACTAAAAAAGCGGAGGTGAAAACGTGATTTACGACAACATTTTTGAACGAGCTAAAAAGCGTGAAATCTCAATAAACAAACTTGAGGAACAAGCTGAGTTGTCAAAGGGAAGCGTCTGTAAATGGGGAAAAAGCGTAAGTCCTACAGTAAAAAACATTAAGAAAGTTGCTGACATACTTGGATGTACAGTTGATGAGCTGATTACAGAGAAGAAATCAAAAAGGAAGTGATTGGATGCCGAAGTTAAAGACATCTGAAAGAGAAAGGCAGAACAGAATACTTCTTGCAATCATTGAGTCAGGAAAGACTATGACAGCTATTGATACTCAGAAGCTTTCAAAACTGACTGGTATCCCACCGAGCACTCTGTACCAGAGATTAAGTCAGCCGGATAATATCCGAATCAGTGAATTACGAGAAATCCTAAGGGTACTCAAAATCACTGATGAGGAAAAGGCGAAGATCGGTAGGGAAGTGATATGAGAGATTGTAGTTACTGCAAAAAGAGAAACAGATGCATGGAAAGAAGCAGATGTATTCCGTGTGCATCATTTCAGAAAGAAGGTGAGAAAAATGAATCAGATCGACATGATCGACATCCAAAGAAGAGCAATCCAGATAGTTGATATCAAGAGACAGCCAAGAAGAATTGAGTATGATGACAGAGAAGAAAAAAAGTCTGCTGTTATGACAGTAGTTGCGATGGGATTGGTAGTTGTCTTAGGAATCGCAACATGGGTTATCTTCGGATATTAAAAAAGAGTGCCCAGCAAAGGCGGCAACCTTCAGGCACTCGGGTAAAAAACCAACTTAATAATAACAATTTAAAAAGGAGAAAGCAATGAAAAAAGATAATTTTACCATAACTTTGGATAAGCTGAACGCAATCATTCCAATATTTGCATCAGAGTTTTGTGGCATGAATGGTGCCAAAGACGAAGATTTGATTATGAAAGCATCAGCATACATTTTCGCAAACATAGAACGGTACGTGCATGGAGATAGAGACGTTGACGAAAAACTTCTTGCAATTAGCACACTTGTTCTGCAATTAGTACAAGAACTGCCACTGTGAAAGGAGAAAGCAATGTTGTTAGAAAAAACACTTGAAGTAAGCGTTTCAAAATTTGAAGAGCTGTGCAAAACAGATGCACGAATGGAAACGCTCAAAGCTTACATCAGCAATGAAGAAAACGGATATATCAAGCTGGACACAGTGAAAGCAATTATTGGACTTCCGGTTAAGCACGAAGAGCCTTCAGTTTGGGAGCATGAGGAACTGTCCTTTGATGAATTGGGAATCACACAACATAAGATGCATAAGAGACTTGCAGGCAATTACAATGCGGAGGAAATGAAAGATGAACGAACTGAAATTTAATGTGGTACAGAGTATTGGAGAAATCACAGCTAACTTTGATGAATTTAAGAACCAGGTGTCACAGGAACTTGAGAAATATAAAAGTAAAGAGTTTACGGAAGATACAAAAAAGGATGCGAAGAAAGACCTCGCAGAGCTGAGAAAGAAAAAGGCAGCAGTAAACGAGAGAAGAATTGAAGTAAAGAAAGAATATATGAAGCCTTATGATGAGTTCGAAGCTAAGGTGAAGGAACTTATCGAACTGATCGATGAGCCGATCACGTTAATTGACAGCAAGGTTAAAGAGTTTGAGGAAAAGCGCATTAAAGAGCGTAGAGAAGAGATCCAGATTGCTTATGAAGAGATTGTTCCGGAAGAATTGCAAGATTATATTCCACTGGAAAGAATCTACGGAAGTAAGTGGACGAATGCCGGTACGAAAATGAAAGACATTAGAGAAGAACTTACTAGCAGAGTTGCAACTACAAATGCTGATATCAATGCTATCAAAGCCATGAGATCAGAAAAAGAAGAAACTGCTCTCAACTTCTATATGGAAAACAACAATCTGGCATCAGCAATTAAGTACCTTAGTGATTACGAAATTCAGAAAGCAGAGATCCTTAAGAGAAAAGAAGCAGAAGAAGCTGCCAGAAGAGAAAGAGAATTGGAAGCTGAAAGAGAACGCATCCGTCTTGAAGAACGTAGAAGAATTCTCGAAGAAGAGGAAATCAAGAGAAAAGCGGAGAAAGAGACTGTTGAAAAGCTGAAAGAAGTAGATGAGGAACAGGCAAGATTCTTGAGCAGCGAAGAGTCTAAGAAGGTAATTTACACCGTTGTTGCTACAGAAGAGGAACTTAAAGATATTGAACAGGCAATGACAAGCTTCGGTGTTTACTTCGAAAGGAAGGATGTCTGATGTCACTTAAAGAAAAGTTGTCGAAAATACAGAGAGAGATAAAAGCACCAAAAGAACTGTTTAACAATTTTGGTGGTTATTATTACAGAAATGCAGAAACAATTCTTTCTGAGTTTAAAAAATACGAAGAGGACTTGAAAGTTTCTCTAATTTTGCAAGATGAAATTTTAGAAGTTGCTGGAAAAATATATGTAAGAGCAACAGCGATTCTTATGGATTGTGAGTCAGAAGAAAAAATTTCTACAACAGCTTATGCAAGAGAATCGGAGCAAAAGAAGGGAATGGATGAAGCACAGATAACTGGATCTGCATCTAGTTATGCCAGAAAGTATGCATTGAACGGTCTCTTCCTACTGGATGATGTAAAGGATCCGGATTCAGATGAATATAAGAAGCAACAACAGACTGAATTCTGTGCGACTCAAAATAATAGAAATACAAAAAAACCAAAAGTTAATCAAAACCATATCATTTCTCTTCGAAAAACATTTGAAGAGAAGGGAATTGACGAAAGCAAAGTGTTAGTCATGTACAAGGTTGAAAAGATTGAGGATCTGACGATTAATCAGTTCAAAAATATTTTCGATCATGAAAGTGATTTGATACAACAGTGTGGTGTTTAAATGAAGTTCACTGGCAAGTTGAAAGAACCAATCATCGACTTCGTAACACACCGTCTGACCATTCTATTTGAGCCAAACGAGGACTTTCTTGAAGCCTATGAGGAATTGAAAGGCAAAGAAGTATTAAGCCTTGAAATCAAGCCATACAGGAAGAAGAGAAGCCTTGATGCTAATGCTTACTACTGGGTACTACTAACAAAGCTTGCGAAACTGATGAATACATCTAATGCAGAAATGCATAACTTGATGCTGATTCATTACGGACAGCCGGAGATAATCGAGGGCAAGTCGATTTTCATGACAGTGCCGGATACGGAAGATGCAGAGCAGAAGTTGATGCAATCAACAGAGTATCATCTGATGCCGACATCACAAGTAAGACAAGGTGTAGACGGTGTAATGTATAGGACTTACAAGCTTTTGAGAGGATCGAGCACTTACAACACAGAAGAGATGGCAAGGCTCATAGATGGACTTATCACAAGCTGCAAAGAAGCTGGAATGACGGATGCTGCGATTGCGACACCGGATGAAAAGAGATTGCTGAAAGAAAGGTGTGGTGTGGATATTGGCTAAACTATTGAAGAGCGTATTCACAGAAGATATGAACCACTGCTACTTTACTGGTTATCCATATCCACATATTCACCATATCTTCTATGGAAGCAGACGAAAACTATCAGAGAGATACGGATATGTGATTCCCCTAGCACCGTATTTACATGAATTTCAGAAGGGGAGCGTACATGACAATCCGAATCACGGACTGGACTTACAGCTTAAGCAGATGGCTCAGAGACATTTTGAAGAGCATATAGGAAGCAGAGAAGAGTTCAGAGAAGTATTTGGAAAGTCTTGGTTATAACTGGTATTAACCTAGCGGATAAGGTTGATATATAAACTCCTAATGGCTGACTGAAACAGTATGTCACAATCCTTAATCAGAGCCATGATGATTCATCTCCTCGGCTTTGTCCGGGGAGAGAAAGGAGAACAATGCAGACTTACGATATTGACATATTAGATTACATCAGAACCGGACATGACAGAGCAATCACGAGAGCTGAATTGTCTGATCTGACTGGTATAGATGATAGAACAATTAGAGACATGATCCATTATGCAAGACGAGATATACCGATTCTCAACATGCAAGATGGGAGAGGGTACTTCATTCCAGACATGAATATCTTAGAAGAAAGAATGATGCTGATGAAGTACATCAGACAAGAAGAAAGCCGATTGAAGAGTATCGGCTGGGCATTAAAAACAGCAAGGCGAACAGCCAAGAACTGCAACATGGAGGTAGACACAGATGAACTCAAACCGAAAAGGGAAAGAGGGAGAAAGAGAGTTAGCAAATCTGCTTAAAGACAGATACGGATATGATTGCCGGAGAGGACAGCAGTTCTGCGGATCCAATGGAGATGCGGATGTAGTTGGTCTTCCTGGCATCCATATTGAGTGCAAGAGAGTAGAGAAGCTTAATATTGATACCGCTATGGAACAGTCCATAAACGATGCGAGAGAGGGCGAAATGCCTACGGTAATGCATCGGAAGAATCACAAGGATTGGCTGGTCACAATGACAATGGAAGATTGGATGAAATTATATGAAAGGCGATTACATAAAGATTAATCGGTCACTTCTTGAGTGGGGGTGGTACAAAGACAAAAACACTTCCAGATTGTTCATACACATGCTTTTAAAAGCGAACTGGAAGGACGGATTTTTCTTAGGAATTGAGATAAAAAGGGGGTCATTCGTATCTTCTTTAGCCAAATTATCTGAAGAAACTAACCTTTCAGTTAGAGAGATAAGAACAGCAATAAAACACCTAGAATCGACAGGCGAAGTGACAAGCAAAAAATATAACAAATTCAGCGTATTTACGGTAAATAATTACTGCTCGTATCAATCGAGTGACACGCAAAGTGACAAGCAACCGACAAGCAACCGACAAGCAAGTGACAAGCAAGTGACAACAATAGAAGAAGGGAAGAAAGGAAGAAAGAAAGAATATATAGATACTAACGTATCTATAAAGCAGCATAGCATTCAATCCATCATCGATGCATGGAATCAGCTAGGGCCTTACGGAATCAAAATGATTTACCGCATCAACCCGGGTTCTAAGAGATGCACTTCACTGATTGCCTTACTTGAGCAATTCGGAGAAGAGAAAGTGATACAAGCTGTTGATAAGGTCAAACAGAGTGACTTCCTTCAGGGAAAGACAGATACAAGGTTCTCACTGAACTTCGATTGGTTTATCAATCCTAATAATTTTGTGAAGGTGCTTGAAGGAAAGTATGATGAACGGCACGATAAGAAACCCGCAACGAAGAACAATAACAACTTTGAGAGAAGACATTACGACATGGATGATCTGGAAAGTAAGTTGCTAGGAAGGTGATTAAGAATGGCAGAAGCAAATAAAGGCTGGGCGGTATGCTCAGTCTGTGGAAAAGAATTTGAGATAGTCGGCAACCGAAAGAAGTGTTGTAGCAAGGCTTGCGGAGAAGAAAGAAGCCGAAGACAGTGTTGTGAGAGAGGAAAGGCAAGATACAGAGCCTTGAGTCCTGAACAGAAAAAGGAACTGGCAATGAAACGAAAGCAAGCCAAACCGAAGAAAGTAAAAGGCGCAAAAGAACCGAAGTATCGAAGCGAATTAGTAAGAGTCGCAGCTGAAGCAAAGCAGCATGGTATGAGCTACGGAGAATATGTTGCAAAAAGCGAAAGGAGAAGAGATGGGAAAAACGATTGATGCAGAAACGTTCCTTTCATGGCTGAATGAAGCCGAGGAAGAATTGAAGAACACAATGGCAGATGAACTGAATCCGGACAGAAAGGACGAAGGGATTCTGCTCACAACAGAGACCGTCAGAAAGTATGTTGAGAAGATGTGCAAGATTGACAATGCTGACAAAGGACATGGCTGGATACCAGTGACAGAAAGACTTCCGGAAGATGAAAGAGATGTACTACTCACACTTGAGTCAACGAATGGTAACGGATACAGAGAGTACAGTGTAGGATGTTACATCCAAGTGTTTGACGAGGACACAGAGAAGCACTGGTTTGACAGACAGTACGGATACCTTGAGTGGGACAGATACTCAAACGGACACGGTGGATGCTCACTGTACAGAGTTACAGCATGGATGCCGATTCCGAATCTGTACAAGGGATAAAGACCATGAACAGACAAGAGAAAGAGGATCAGGCGCAGATTGAGTACCTGAGACGATGGAAAGAGAAGAAACAGAAGAGAAAGAATCTGTCAGAAAAACTGAGAAAGAGAGGTATGAAATGAAATACAAAGTTGGAGACAAGGTAAGAGTCAGGAGTGATTTAAAAAATACGGTGCTGTATGGTGGTTTATATGCAGTTGATGAAATGTTAAAGAAAAAGATCGTAACGATTACATCCGTGCATGATGATTACTACAAAGTTGTAGAAGATGACTATAAGTGGACAGACGGAATGCTTGAAGGATTAGTAGAGGAAGAACTGACAGCAGAAGAAGCAATTAGGCTTAAAGGTGAAATGTGTACAGGAAAGCCTTGCAATAATTGCAAGCTAAGTTCCGAGAATAACGGTATGGGTATTGCGTGTAATGAATTAGAGAAAAAACATCCTGAACGAGCTATTGAAATCCTCAAACAGTTCAAGAAAGACCATGAGAAAAAACCGATTGAGACGGAAGTTGCTTTGTATGTGCAGATTATAGAAGTTGACACTCATATCTTGAAACACGAAGAAAAGGTTGAAACTGATATTAGATCAATGGATGTGCAAAAGGCAGAAATTCTTAAGAAATACTGTTCAGAGCATGATGGAAAATATTATGCAATCAGCGAGCGCAGATGCGTAGTAAAGGAGTAGTCATGAACACAGGAGAAAAGATAGATTACATGATTCAATGCTTACAGGTGGCGAAAGCTGAGTGTGAGTATTTGGACGAATGGAATGCCAAAGACTGGGAGGATGACCGAGACATGCAATGGTTGTGTTCCAACAGACAGCCGAATAAGTCACTGATTAAGGAGAACCTTAGGAATGTGGCGAGAATTGGATTCCAGCTTGCGAATGAGGTGAAATGATTGGCATTGAAGTACACAAGGATTATGAGCAGATAGACAGAGAGAACATCGAAGTGTTCAAGAAGACTGGCTTGAAACGTACTAGGGAGAACCGCTTCCGTTGTGTAATCTGCGGAGAGCCAGCTTGCATTAACAACAGTATGAGTTGTCTCGGACATCGGTTAGTACATACGCATTGCGCATACCAAACATTCGAAATTGACAACATGGTCAATGTTTTTAAATGGATGGAAGAACAGGATAAATAAATTACAGAAAGGAGACGGAGCTCCGGCCGGGCAAAGATATATCGGCTCCTTTCGAGAAGATGTATATACAAGAAGATGACTTGAAACTAAATGACTGGCAGTTCTCGCAAAGAAAATATCTGCCATATGAAACAAAGCTACGGCTTACAGAAACCCGTATAAGAGAATGGCATTACAACTGGGATGGACAAGTGTATTTAAGCTATTCTGCTGGACTTGATAGCACAGTGCTACTACATATGATCCGAAAAATATTAGGAAATGATGTCCCAGCTGTATTCTCCAATACAGGTTTGGAATTTCCAGAAATCGTGAGATTTGCAAGGAAAGCACCGGGAGAGTTTGTAGAGATATATCCGAGAGAAAAGGATGGAAAGAGGATTACATTTAAACAGGTCGTTGACCAATACGGATTCCCGCTTGTGTCGAAAGAAACGGCATTGAAAATACATAAGTTGCGACACGGGAACTTATCAGATCGGTATAGAAACTATCTGCTGAACGGGGACGAGCGTGGAAAGTTCGGAGTTTTGGCAAAAAAATGGAAGTTTCTGTTGGACACAAAATTTGATACATCTGAGAAGTGCTGTCACATTATGAAGAAGAAGCCATTTAAAGAATACGAAAAGCGCACCGGCAGAAAACCATATATCGGCACAACACAGGATGAGGGATTCATGCGAGCGCATCTATACGCAAGCACAGGCTGTAATGTGTATGACGGGAAGAAAATTAAATCACAGCCGTTAGGATTTTGGAACAGACAGGATGTATTAAGATACGTGGTCGAAAATGATGTGGAAATATGCTCTGTGTACGGAGATATTAAGCAAGATCAGCAAGGCAACTATTATACGACAGGAGAACAACGAACAGGATGTATGTTCTGTGGATTCGGAGCGCACCTGGAAGAAGAACCAAACAGATTCCAGAGAATGTCCGTAACACACCCGAAATGTTATGAAATCTGCATGAACCTTGAAAACAACGGGGTGAAGTATAAAGATGCGTTAGAAACATGCGGAATTGGTACAGAAACATGGGAGCAGATGGGACAAATGGATATATTTGATTTTATTGGAGGTATGCAGTAGTGAAAGACTTAATTGTGGATTGTTTCGCCGGTGGTGGCGGGGCATCCGTAGGAATTGAAATGGCACTCGGCAGACCAGTAGACATAGCCATTAACCATGATCCAGATGCTATATTGATGCACAAAACAAATCATCCGGATACACTTCATCTGACCGAGGATATTTTCAAGGTCAACTTAAAGAAATATGTAAAAGGACAGCATGTGGCTCTTATGTGGGCGAGTCCAGATTGTACAAGCCACTCCAAAGCAAAGGGTGGCAAGCCGAGAGAAAAAGGACTTCGGATTCTTCCGTGGGCGGTATACAAACACGCAAAGGAGATTCTTCCAGATGTGGTGTTGATGGAAAATGTAGAAGAAATACAACAGTGGGGTCCGTTGGACGAAAAAGGTTATCCGATACCGGAGAAAAAAGGCGAGGATTATAAAAAATTCATTACAGCAATGAAGAGCCTCGGGTACCGTTTCGGTAGTAGAGAATTGGTAGCTGCGGACTACGGAGCACCGACCACAAGAAAGAGATGGTATGCAGTATTTCGAAGAGATGGAAAAGAAATCAGATGGCCAGAGCAAACTCACAGTGCTGACGGCATTGGCTTTAAGAAGTGGAAACCTTGTGGGGATTACATTGACTGGTCAGATCTTGGCAGTTCGATATTTGACCGCAAGAAGCCACTTGCAGAAGCTACACAGAAGAGAATTGCAAACGGAATTAAGAAATATATTATCGATGCAGAACCTCCTTATATCGTGAGGGGTGGAGAAGCACTGGCATATATCATCCAGTATCACGGAGAGACAAGAGCCGGTGATTCAAGAGGACAGCTTTTGACAGAACCAATTAAGACAATTGATACATCGAACCGATACGGACTTGTGACAGCATTTATCACGAAATACTACAAGACCGGCATAGGTCAAGGCTGTGACGAACCATTACATACAATCACAACTTCTCCGGGGCACTTCGGAGTGGTATCAGCATTTCTGATTAAGTATTACGGCGGTGGGTGCGGACAGACACTGGATAGACCGCTTGATACGATCACAACGAAAGATCGGTTCGGACTGGTGAATGTAATCCTGGATATCAAGGGCGAGAAATACATCATATCTGATATCTTTTTGAGGATGCTGAAACCGGAAGAACTAAAACTGATGCAAGGATTTCCGAAAGATTACATTATAGACCGGGATTACAACTGGAAGAAATATCCGATTGCAAAGCAAGTAGCAAGAATCGGAAACAGTGTTGTACCAATCATGGCAGAAAAGCTTGTAGAAGCAAACTGTCCGTATCTGAAAGTTGGTGAGAGAATGCCGAACATGAGCATTGATGATACACAGGAACAATTGAGATTTGCATAGGTGGTAAGAAATGAATATTGAATTAAAAGAGATAGACAAAGACACATTGAAAGTCGGAGATGTGGTAGGTATTGCAAGAGAAGTGAGCTACGGATGGGGTTTATCATTCCGGCACGAACTGATTTTTCCGGCAAAAATTACAAGAATCACTCCAAAGCGAACCAAATTCTTTACGGATAAGTTTGGAGAACATGACAAAAGAGAAGTATTTTATGAGTGTGATAGTGAAGCTGAGAAAGAAACTTTTCTTGCTAAGGCATTTTGTGCTATTAAAAACGGAATATTTGAGTTAACTGAATTGAAAAGAAAAGATCGCATTGGGAAAATCAGTGATGAAGATCTGCCGGAAGTAGCTAGACACATGAAAGCAATGATGAAGATTTTGGAAAAGTACAAAGAGAAATAGGGTAGCAGCTAAAAATAGCAGCTAACAGCACCTTGACAATTGAATATTGATGGTTGGGATGGTATAATTTCTGTATCATTTACAGGAGATGCAGAAATTATGTTAGAAAAGATAATACGATTTTTTAATGAACATCCGATAATATTTTTTATATGCGTGTTTTTGGGATTGATAGTAGTGCCTACTGCGATTATTCATTTTGTTTATATAATTCCTACAGAGTCATGGTGGTCTCAAGTAACTATTCCAGCAGGAAATATGTTGGCGTATATAGGAACTGTATTAACATTTTGTGTGACATTCATGTTGAGTATGACAGTGTATCTGTCAAATAAACGACAAAATGATAGAACACAAATTTCAAACAATAAAGCCATGTTTGTTGTAAATAATGAACAAAAAGTAAAGATTGATTTTCTAAATCCTGGTACACGAGAAGTTGATGACATTTTTATTGAAATGGAATTAAAATTGTTATCAAATGTTATGATTTCAAAATTGAAAATAAAACATTTGTCCATATATGATATTGAGCATCCGAGAGAAAAAGAAAAACAATTTTATAAAGAATACGAAAAAGAAAAAAATGTTAATTTTCAATATGAAGATAAAGAACACTTAATAATAAATTTTGATTTGCAAGATGAGAAAGCTGAGAATATATTAAAAACAGCAGAACAATTATGTATAGGCTTTGATATAGATGCTATATGTGAAAACGTAAAAACGAAATTGACTGTAAATATAAGTTGCACATCTTATCAGAAAGTAGGTAAAATTTCTTTCAAAGCCAGAAAGGAATGCTATATAAAAAATTCCAATTCTTTTCTACACAAAGCAGAAATTATTTAGAATTTACCAACCATCAATATTCGGTGGTTGGTATTTTTTTACGCATTTTTAAGGAGAAAGGAACGAATTATAATGGCTAAATTTATTATTGAAGTGGAACTGGACTGGGTAGACGAGGAAAACGGATACACTATTGATGAAGAAATCAAAGAACAGGTTGTAAGAGGTGTCAAGGATGCACTTCTTAGGAAAGCAACAGATGAAGCTGTACAGAGAGTGGATAAAGCTATTGCAGATAAGATTCTCGAAGCAGAAGGAACGATTCAAGATACTGTAGACAAATTTGTTAAGACCGTATCAGAAGAAAAGATTGCAAATATCATGATGCCGACAAGAACAGGTTCGTGGAGCAATGATGTAAAATACATTCCATTGTCTGAATATGTTGGAAAGAGATTTGAAGCATTTTCTAAGGAAAAAAGGTATGACAAACACGGAAATACTACCACCTATTCGAGTGAGCGAGAATTATCTATGGCTGAACTACTCACAAGGCAATATCTTGAAAAAGAACTTGGTACAAAAGTAGAGAATATGATTGCTACTGCAAAAAGAGAAGTGGAAGAAAGTCTTGTGAAGTCACTGGAACAGAAATTAAAAGAAAATCTTGCGAAAGAAACGATCGAGAGAATGAATATCCCTGATGTTTTGAAGAGGTTCAGTGAGATGGCACTTGAAGATAAAGCTGAATAGATGGGCTGGAATGATGGAAGAGAAGATAGAAGCATCAGAAGAAGACGAAATGAAAGTTATTGTTGATAATGCAAAGCAGCTGAGCTATGAAGCGGATAAAGAGGGAATCACAGGATTTATGTACGGGGCAGCTGTCAGTATTCTTTCTAAATACTGGGAATACGGAGAATGTCTAAGAAAATGGCACAACAAAGATTATGGATATGACGGTGACGGCGTTGCAAATCCGGCGGTTATAACTGTTGGCTGAAAAGGAAAGCACATGGTCATGGCAAGAAGAAAGAGGGAATAGAAATGAGACTAAAACCAGTAGTAAAGGCAAGTGAGTTTGTAAGATTCGGATTCAAGCCTTGCCGAGGACTTCCGAAAAGCGCAGAGAGTTACTATCTCTGCGTGAAGAACGGACACAGAGTGATGTTTGTGGACAGTAAGCATTTTACTGAATCTGAATGGCCGATCAAAGATGCAAGGATCCACAAGAATCCAAACTGTAAATTCAGCGACAAGCGGACTGCAACCGAGATTGAGTGTGAGTTGGTTGTGAATGGCTTGCTGGAAGAGGTGAAGGAATGAAAGAGAGATTAACAACATACCACTGTGGAAAAGCAGTGATTAAGGACAAGAATAAGCTGTCAGAAGCTATGGAGAAGTTAGCGGAGTTTGAGGAAAAAGAAAAATGTGGAGAATGGCTTGATGCTATCGAACTTGCGAAAATTGCTATTGCACTGCAAAGCCAAAAGCGCATTCAAGTAAAGCCGATTATCTTAGATGTACTGAACGGAGATATCGACTATGTATGCCCTTTATGCGATAAAGAGGTAATGTCGGATGCAGAGAGCAGAAACAACTATTGTGGCGAATGTGGTTGTAAATTTGATTGGAGTGAGATTGATGCTAAGACCAAAAGTGAAAGCTAGTGAATTCAAGAAATTTGGATTCAAAAGATGTAAAGGGATTCCGAAAGAATTAGAGTGCTACTATCTTTGTATTGCAAGAGGTTCAAAAATGCTTTTTGTTAGTAATGTGTGTTTTGATATAAACGATTGGGATGAAAATGACCCAAGAATACATAAAAAAGCTAATTGTAGATACAGAGATGTGAGAACGGCATTAGATGTAGTGTATGAGTTAATTAAAGCAGATATGTTGGAAAGTAGGTGTCCATAAATGAGCAGACTAATTGATGCTGATGAATTTCAAAAACAGATAGTAGGAATGGCAATCTTGAACAATTATCCACCGGACAAAGCTAATGCACTTTGCAAATTGGTAGATAGCCAGCCGACAGCGTTTGATGTGGAGAAAGTTCTGAATGAATTAAAGCATAAAGAATCAGAAGCACTTAGAAGATATAGTGAATCAAAGGGAACGGCTTATGCATTTTCCGATAAATGTTCCTGGGATAATTGGGCGAAAGCCATTGAAATTGTTAAGCGAGGTGGAAGAGATGAAGAATAAATATTCTAAAAAGCAATTAGAAGAATTGTATAACTGCGAGATTTTCAAAGATACTGGCTTTGATAGCTGTACAAAGTTTTTGGTAGCACAAGGATTACCATTCACGGAAGATGGAGAGGATAGCTTATTTACCTATGCTGATGGATGGGATTTGGATGAATTGCATGAAAATATTAGAGAGGCAATTAGAAAAAGCGTAATTGTATTTGAGGGAGAATGACAACCATGAAAAATAAAGAAAGATTTGCAAAAGAGATTGCGGAGCTTGCGTGTAATGAACCTAATATTGCAGTATCTAAAGCTACCGGGAATCCAATCGATTGCAATATTATCAAATGTGATTGTTGTGCGTTGTATAAAGGTGGTACATATAATGATGACACATGTCGTGGAGCACTTAGAAGATGGGCAGAATCCGAGTACATCGAAAAGCCAGTAATCAGTAAGCCCGTAATCAGTAAGAAAGACAGAGCGTTTTTGGAGTATCTTAAAGAAGAATTCAAATACATCGTAAGAGATAAAGATGGTACTTTATTTACATATAAAGACGGTCTTACTAATTGGTTTAGTTTAAATCGCCGTTTTGATGTAGACTTTCCAATGGTCAAATGGGAAGGCAATGAAGAGATATGGTTAATCGAGGACTTGAAGAAGTTGGAGGTGGTTGAGAATTATGAATAGAGAAATGCTTTTCAGAGCGAAACATATTCATACAATGGATAGTAACGAGCATCTTAATGGAACATGGGTGCATGGCTATCTTAGTGATGAGAATTATATCTACGATAAAAGCCTTGATGGTGAATTTCTTGTTGATGAAGATACCATTTGCCAGTATACAGGATTAACCGACAAGAGTGGAAAGAAAATATGGGAAGGAGATATAATTAAATACCATTTTGGAGAAGTTTATGCGCCGGTAAAATTCGGAGAATATCAGAGTTGTTTTGATAGCACATCAACGAGCCATGTCGGATTCTATGTGGACTGGGACGAAAAACATGATTTTAGAAAAGACTTGGGATATTGGATCAAGTTAGTTGATGCAGAAGTTGTAGGCAACATATTTGACAATCCTAAACTGTTAGAAGAGGAGAATGTGCATGGAACAGATTAAGCTGGGATTAAGAATCGCAAGCATTGTGGTTGGGATAATCGGTTATAGTGCGATATGGATGTGGCTGATTAATAATCGCCGGAACGAAAAAAGTGAACTTGCGTGGGTATTATGGAAATTATTTCATGCAATTGTGATTGCGCTTGCGTTTCTTTGGGGTTGGGTATAGGAGAAGATTATGATGGATAATAGAAAAATTAACGTGTGGCATCATGGAGCTTTCGGAAGATACAGACCGAGGAAGAATAATTTCCCGGAATGTGCATGGAGCAACAGAAGACGGAGAAAGAGACATATAGGTGATATTTTAGTTGTCCACGAAGAAAGAGGACAAGTGATTTGGATGTACACAAGACATTGTAAGTGGAGAAGATTAGGATAGGGTTTCAGTTAGAGGAATAGACAAGCCTTATGGAAAATATTGTAGCGGTTGCGGTCAGAGATTGGATTGGAGTGATGAACAGTGAAAAGAAGTACAGAGACAAGAAGATGCCCGGCAGAGATCAAGGCGAATCTGCAACAGCATTATGGTGGAATGGCAGAAAGACCGGTAGACAAGAAAGCAAGCGAAGAGTTTAACCGTCCGGCATATCAGGCAAGGAAGCTGATAAGGATACAAGGTGATTATTTGCAAGAAGATCCGAATGAATGACTGATGAGAATTGGGATAGATATAAAAGCATGCGTGGGAGGTGGATACCATTGAGCGTAAGAGAAACATATCTGAGTGATTACGGCATCACTCATGAGCAAGGGAAGAAGATAATTGACTACTGCCGGAAAGCCACTGGATATGAGCAAATCCTTCTTCTTCAAAGCTGCCAGAACGTAAAGCCGGAGATAGCAAAGTTCCTCTTTATCAATCTGACAACAGGACTTGGATACGATAATATCTGCAAGAGAGAATACATCCCTATGCAGAGAAAAGACTTTCAAGGTTACAGAAGAGCAGTGATTGAAGAATACAACCGGATGATGTTGTTATTAGGAAAGAAAATTTTATAAAGATATTCTGTTAAATACATGTGAAAAGTGTTAAGAAATAAGAAAATAACTTGACATATTAAAAATAGAGTGTTATTTTAAAAAAGTGAAAAGAAAAAAGAAAAAGAGAATTGACACTTTGAATTAAATGTGATAAACTAGACTGGTTGTTGCTTGAAAAAGAAAATACTTAGATTTTATCGTGGGTTATTGGTTACATTTAAGTTTATTTTGAATTTAAATAGATTAAATACAAAATAAGCAATAGCAACAGTAAAAACAACATTGTATATGGATGTATTGATTTCAATTTTAGAACTTTTTTCTTTTTGTATTTAACTAAAATTGAACAGTGCTTTTTGGTTATTTTGATATCAGCATTTAGATTATAAAATTTTAGATTATAAAACATAGTTAGTTAGTATCCTTTCTCAAGCTCAAGTGCGGCAACACAGGCTAGTGAATGCGATATCAGCTAAGTAGAACCCAACAAGTTAGACTTGGAGGGTTCTTTTCTTTCTCAAGCAAAGTGTATAGTACCATATTCCTTGAAAATGGGCAATAGGAAGAAGAGCAAAAATAAGTTTAAATTATAACCATAAATTAGCAGAAATAATAAAAATAAGGATGTACATTATTTTATACAATTATTTGCGAAATGAATATGATATAATTTTATGTCGATTTGATACAGATGGGTACAACGGAAAATCTTCACACAGTTACAATAGTCATAGAGCTTAATAACTGTGTGAGGATTTTTTTATGTATAGAAATACGAAAAACTATGAAAATCAGCAAAAGATGGTATTTGAGGGCGTGGGGGAATATGGAATCCCACAGATAGAACCTACATCATACAATCCATGCGAATTCCTATCATTCAACTATGCGAAAAGCTGTAAGGATAGAGCAGATCATGGAATCCATTTCTTTATTGACGATTACCAGTTTAACAGATTATGGACACAGCCAGATACTTACATCAACATGTTACAGGACTTCAAGTGTGTAATGAGTCCGGACTTTAGCACGTATACAGATTTCCCTAAAGCATTACAGTTGTATAACCATTTTAGAAAGCACTGGATTGGTGCTTATATGCAGATGAACGGGATTGATGTGATACCTACAATCAGTTGGAGTGATAAGGAATCATTCTCCTGGTGCTTTGATGGTGAACCGGTTGGTGGAACTGTTGCAGTATCCAGTGTCGGTGTAATGAACAGCAAAGAGAGAAAGAAACTGTTTCTTGATGGATACAATGAAATGATGTCAAGGCTTCAGCCAGAAACAATCATCTTTTACGGAATGATACCGGATGAGTGCCGTGGCAACATTGTAAAGATAAAGTCATTCGGAGAAGCATTGACGGAAAGGAAGATAAATGGGCGGTAGAGGTAGTTCCAGTGGGATGAGTGATAAACCATATGGAACAGAATATGAAACACTTTATCAGTCGGGAAACATTAAATTTGTCAGATATAAAAACGGAGCAGCAACAACACCAGCAGAGACGATGACCAATGGCCGTGTATATGTCACTGTCAATGCTCGGGACAAAATTAAAAGCATAACTTATTACGATAAACATAATAAGCATTTTAAACAAATTGATATCGGACATGAACATAAAGTTAATGGCGAAAAGAAAGATCCGCATACTCACAAAGGATATATACATGATGAAAAAGGAACATATGATGTGAGCCCAAAGGAAAGAAAAATGATTGATAGAGTAAAAAAAGCGTGGTACTATCATAATAACAGGGAGTAGTTTAGGAAGGAGAACACGTAGAAATACGAGGCTCCGGTGGTCAATCCGGACACCTGTTGAGGGAATCCTAGAAATGGGGTTCCCTTTTTGCCTAGAAAACAGATTATTATTTTTACGTAATTAAATAAAAGATATTAAGGTAGTCCTAATGGGCTGTCTTTTTCATGTACAAAAATTCATAAATATGGGTACAACGAAAAGATTTCATTCAGTTACAATGGTATAAGAGACATTGTATCATGCATGGAATCTTTTTATTTTGGAGGGACAGAAAGGTGAATCTCAACGGAATATCCAAGAAGCTACAAAGAGCAATATTACAGACTGGCTTAATCATCAAGTACAGCCAAAGGCAATTCTACTCAGCTGAGCAAAACAGACTCATCAACATCTACATCCTATCTACTCCGATACTTGGAAGAGACAGGCATGGAGAGTGGAAAGAGAAAGATCTAGAACTGATCAGAACAACATCACAGCTTGAGATAGTGAATTGCCTAAAGGATATATGGGATGAGGTGAAACCATGAGGATTGCCAACAGAGAAATAACAGATGAATGCACGCACTGTGGAAATATCTTACAGTGCGAACTATTCCGTCAAGGACATGGGATACATACAGAGAGGACAAATGTACTACAAATGATTAAGTGTCAGATGGAACACAGGGAGAAAAGAGACAGTAAAGAAAAGGGTGGTGGTTAAATGTGCCTAAGGATAAGCTAACACCTAAGCAGAAAAAGTTCTGTGATGAGTACCTGAAACTGGGGAACGCAACACAGGCAGCAAAGAATGCCGGATACAGTGAAAAGACAGCGTATAGAACTGGAGCTGATAACCTCAAAGTTCCTCATATTTTGGACTATATCAACGCTAGACAGGAGCAAATCGCAAGTAAAGACATAGCAGATATTGAGGAAATCATGAAGTATCTAACTGATGTCATGCGAGGAAAAATCAAAGATCAGTTCGACCTAGACGCATCATTGTCTGAACGAACCAAAGCAGCACAGGAACTTCTGAAACGTAACGTTGACGATAGGAAGATGAACCTTGAGCTTGCAAAACTGGAAGCACAGTTCAAAGACAATGGATCTGATGAAGATGCAAAAGACAACTTCATGGATGCACTGAATTCCACAGCGAGTGAGGTGTGGACAGATGATGAATAACTTTGAGGAGAGATTAGCTTCCGTCCGGCAAGGAATCATGAAACGCGCTGCTGCCATGAAAGAGAAAGCTAAGAAGCAAGGATTTGAGTTCAAGCCATTCTCAAGAAAGCAGAAACAGGTGCTGACATGGTGGTGTCCGAGTAGTCCAGTAAAGGAAAAAGATGGAATCATAGCAGACGGAGCAATCCGAAGCGGTAAGACACTGTGCATGTCACTGTCCTACGTGCTGTGGGCAATGGAAAGTTTCAACCAACAGAACTTCGGTATGGCTGGAAAGACAATCGGATCATTCCGAAGAAACGTATTGTTTTGGTTGAAATTGATGCTGAAAAGCCGAGGATATCAAGTTGTGGACCATAGATCAGACAATCTGATTGTGGTCAGCAAGGGAGATACACAGAACTTCTTCTACATCTTCGGTGGTAAGGACGAAAGGTCACAGGACTTGATTCAGGGTATCACTCTTGCTGGTATGTTCTTTGATGAGGTTGCACTAATGCCAGAGTCATTCGTCAATCAGGCTACAGGACGTTGCTCTGTTACAGGTTCGAAGTTTTGGTTTAACTGCAATCCGAACAGTCCAAGACATTGGTTCAAGGTTAATTGGATAGATAAGTGTGACGAGAAACGCATCATCTATCTGCATTTCACTATGGACGATAACCTTTCACTGTCTGAGCAGATTAAGGAAAGATACCGGAGCATGTATGTAGGTGTCTTCTTTAAGCGGTATATCTTAGGACTGTGGTGTGTGGCTGAAGGACTTGTCTATTCCATGTTCGATGAAGAAAAGCATGTTTCCGATGAACACATGAGTGGGGCATTGGAATACATCGTGTCAATCGACTATGGTACGGTTAATCCATTCTCAGCCGGTCTGTGGGCATTCGATGGAAAGAACTCGCAGCGTGAAGCAGAACTGTACTACAACAGTAGAGAAGCCGGCAAGCGTGTAGATGATGAAGCCTATTACAAGATGTTGAAAGAACTGATCGGAGACAGAAAGGTATCGTGTATCATCATAGATCCATCTGCTGCATCGTTCATTGAGGTAATCAAGAAGTACGGAGAATACACCGTGAAGAAAGCCGACAATGATGTACTGGACGGAATCCGAGTGGTCACTACGATGCTCAACAAAGGACTCCTAAAGATATACAAGGATTGTACAAGCTGTATCAATGAGTTTGGACTCTATTGTTGGGACGAGGAAAAGAACAATGATACGGTTATCAAAGAGAATGACCATGCGATGGACGATACAAGATATTATGTCTACACATTCTTGCGTAGGCGGTTGAGGTGGAAATACTAATGGGACTAATGCAAAAGATTAAGGCGGTATTTAACAGAATGTTTGGAGTAAACGAAGTAAGAGATATATTTGGAATAGAGGTTAGTCGCTCTTCTGAAATGCAGACTGCCTTAGATTTGTATAAGAGCATGAGGTCTGGCATTCCTACTTGGAGCATGGACGGAACAATCAAACCGACAAGGTTCTCTAATGTCATTTGCCGGGAGATTGCAAACCTTACACTATTCAATGTCAATGTTGAGATTGATGGTAACGATGCGCTCAAGAAGAAATTTGATGAAGTGTTGAACGCGTTACAAGAGAAACAGGAAGAGAGCTGTTCTACTTGCGGAATGATGATTAAGTCAGACGGACAGGGAATTGAGTTCCTAGATCCGGACTACTTCATCATCACAGACACCAATACCAACGGTGATGTACTTGCAGCAGTGTTCTTCTCGTACATCAAAAAGGGAAACAGGTACTACACAAAAGCAGAATATCACAGATTTGAGGATGTGAATGGTGAAAGAGTCTATAAGATTTCATCAAAAGCATTCAAGAGTGAAGATAAGAACCGTATCGGATCTGAAATTTCCCTAGAGAAAGTAGATGAGTGGAAAGATATTCTCCCGGAAGTAGAAGTAAGAGGGTTGGAGTATCCATTATTTGTGTACTGGCGAAATCCTTATGCGAATGCAATCGACAAGGAGTCTCCTCTTACTGTACCGGTATTCGCTGAATGTACCGAAGAGTTGAGATGGCTTGATATTGCACTCAATAAGATGGGCGATGAACAGGAAGACAGCCAGCATGTTACCTTTGTATCACAGTCAGCAATCCAGTATGCTAATCAGAACGGAATCAAGCTCCCTCGATTCATGCAAGGACTTGAAATGGGAGTGGATGCAGACGGTACGATTCAAGAACATGTACCGACAATACTGGTAGCTGAAAGAACTGCTGCCATCAACTTCTATCTGTCTATCATCGGATACAAGTGTGGATTCTCAAATGGTTACTTCTCATTCGACGAAGCTAGAGGAATCCAGACAGCGACGCAAGTGGAATCAGACGATAGAAGAACACTGCACACGATCCAGTCCTTCCGTACAATCTTAGATGGAAAGAATCATGATGGAGTTATCCATAGAATCTTGTATATTCTCTACGCTACAGGAACAGCGAATGGAACAATTCCGGCTTCCGGATATCAGACAGCTTGTGAGTTTGAAGACCTTGTGTACAACCTTGAAGATGATCGTGCACGTTGGTGGAACTATGTAGTACAGGGAAAAGTACCGGCATGGATGTACTTCGTGAAGTTTGAAGGGATGACAGAGCCAGAAGCGAAAGCAATGATTGAAGAAGCCAGTGACAAAGGCGAAACTCTCTTTGATAAATTCCAAGATGAGTAAATTATGGGGACAATGAAAGCAAGCGAATACGGTACTATGTACTTGAGGACGAAAAGTTCATTCGTTTTTCATTCCTTGACAGTGCAATGTACAGCACTATAAATATTGCTACTAACCGTCAGATGGCGGTTAAGGCTTGTTCCTTAGTAGGACGCAGACTCGGAGCATAACCGGGACAGGCCTATTCCCGGTTTCTTGTCATCTCCCCGGGAACACCTAAAATAATGCATCGAGTGGTTTTTCTTGGTTCACGCTCGATGCTTAAGCTATCATAGCTCAAATGGATAGAGCAGTTGATTACGAATCAACAGGTTTTCGGTTCGAATCCGAACGATAGCTTTCTCCGGAACTCGGAGAGAGATCTTTTTCATAACAATTTTTTCCTTACTACAGTGTAGTTGGAAGCCGTATAGCTTAACGGTAAAGTGTTCATTCTACCCTACCCAAGTGAAAGATTAAGGTTCGACTCCTTATACGGCAATTTTCAAATATGATTACCTCGGTGAAGAGTGATTTTTCAGTCATGCCGAGATGCAACGGTGATGAGATATGCTTGCTGAAGATTGGGTGTTTGCAGAGTAGGAGGATTAATCATGATTATCACAGGAATGAATCACTTTCAGAGTGTATGTAAAAAGAAACTTGTTGAATGGTACCATGAGCATAAACCGGAGGTTGAGATTGATTTAAGCAATGTATTTATCGTTTGGTCATGTAAGACATTGCAGAATTATAAGTGCCTTGCTTCAACCGATATCAGCGGTGATGGTATCTATGCAGAGTACACATACAATGGTGACAAACAGGAGTTGTATGAAGATGTGTACAAGAAATTGACAAACACTTGTCATACAGAGGAGTAAACAGATGAAAAGTAATTGGAAAGTAGCCTTGATTGCATTGGGTGGCGTTGTTGCTGTAGCTCTGATGTGTGTATTTGGAGTATACAGCTCACAGAATAAGGCTATTGCGATGGAAGAGCAAGTAAAGACAGCACAGTCGGATATCAAGGTGCAAGAAAAACGAAGGGTTGACCTTGTGTATAATCTTGCGGATTGCGTGAAACAGTATGATTCGCATGAGGCAGAAACATTGAAAGCCGTTGTCGATGGAAGAGGGCAGACTGGGAATATTGAGAATGTCACTACAGCTATTACGGCAGTAAGTGAAGCATATCCAGAGTTGAAGTCGAATGAAAATTACAAGCAGCTAATGAATGAGCTGTCGATCACAGAAAATATGATTGCTGAATATAGAAGTAACTTCAACAAACAGGTGAAGCAGTACAATCGTTACGTACGTAAATTTCCGACAAGTATTTTCTTGAATATGACTGGATATGAGAAACAGTCATATTCTTACCTTGAATACGATGTATCAGAAGATGCACCACAAGATTTGTTCGGAGATAAATAAATGGAGATTACAAAGCGTGAAGTCTTAGCAAGTGTATCTATCGTGGCTGTAATGCTTTTGATTGGATTTCTTATATCAGGCAAGATTCAAAACAGTATTATGGATAATAATGAAAGATACAATAAGGCTGTTAAGATTGAGGATGAAGAACTTTTCCGATATGGAATGGACACAAACGTTGGGAATGCCTTTGTATATGGTGATTTAGAAGCTGTTGATACAGTAACTTTCCCGGAAATCGGTGGAGAATATATGTATGTTGAGAAGGAAGAAGAGCATTATAACAGACATACTAGAACATATACAACCACCGATGGAAAAGGTCACACAAAGATTCATACAGAAGTTTATTGGTCGTGGGATTACGCTGGTAGTGAGAGCAAGCAATGTAAAGAAGTATCATTCTGCTGTGTAGTATTTGATAGTGGTAAAATAAAACTTCCAGATGCAGACTATATTGATACAATTAAAGAATCGAGTCGCGTGAGATACAGGTATTATGGTACTGGAACAAGATTCAAAGGAACAATTTTTACAGAATTAAAAGACAAAACAATATCAGATAATACACATTTTTATCAGGATAGAACTATAGATAAAACTGTTGAGCATTTAGAATCAAAAGAAGTGTTTTGGCAAGTTTTATTTTGGATTTTCTGGATTGGATTGATTGGAGCTGTTGTATATGGATTTTATTATTTTGATAATGAGTGGTTAGAGTAATGGAACAGATAAAAGAAAATTGGTACTACTGTCCACATGGTCACAAGACTGGTCAGAGAGTGGAAGTAAAGACGGTGAGAAATAATGCTAACACCTGAATATTTACAAAGAATAACAGAAGGGGCGGAGGAGATATCTTCGTCCCTTCATCGCACTATTATGGACATGATCATCGAGAGAATCATGAAGAGACTCGGCAGAGGTGAGGACTATCTGCTGACACAAACAGACAGATGGCAGATACAAGTGCTTCAAGAGTCTGGTGAACTGTTAGAGGATATCCAGAAGGAAATAGCGGACAAGACAAAGTTGCAGAAGAAAGAGATTAAGGATGCATTTGTCGATGCTGGTATCAATACTCTGAAGTGGGATGATGCTGTGTATATTGCAGCCGGACTCACTCCAACAGCACTGATGCAATCTCCACAGCATCATCCTTGAAAGAGATTACCTTGCTACTGCCGGAGAATGGAATAACTTCACACGGACTACAGCACTGGATGCACAGAGGACTTTTATCAATCAGATGGACAATGCATATCATCTTGTGTCTACCGGTGCAGCATCGTACACACAAGCAGTCAGAGATGTGATTAACAACATCACAGAAGTCGGACTCAAAGTGAACTATCCTACTGGGTACAGAATGAGCATTGAGTCAGCAACGATGATGATCGTGAGGACAGGAGTGGGACAAGCAGCTGCCGACATCTCCATGAAGAGAATGGAAGAAATGAACTGGGATACCGTTCTTGTGTCTGCTCACTTAGGAGCACGTACTGGTAATGGTGGAATGAATCCAGGTAATCACTTGTGGTGGCAAGGACGGTTCTACTCACGAAGTGGAAAGGATAAGAGATTCCCGGACTTCGTTAAGACAACTGGTTTCGGAACTGGTGAAGGACTCTGCGGATGGAACTGCCGGCATTCTTTCGGAAGTGGTGACGGAGTGAACAATCCTTATGATGACAAGAAGATTAACTTTGCTGACAACCATAAGGTTGAGGAATTGCAGAAGAAACAGAGAGCACAGGAGCGTAGGATCCGTGACACCAAGCGGAAGATACAGAACTTACAGACCGCTGTGGATAACTGTAAGGATGATAAGGCAAGGTTTGAACTACAGAATATGTTAGACCGCAAGGCTCACACACTGAAGCTTCAGAACAAGCGGTACAGTACATTCTGCGAAGAGAATGACTTAAGAGAGTACGCTGAACGCTTAAAGGTTGCTCAATGGGATAGAAAGCAAGCTATGAAGAGTGCAGCTGCTGCAAGAAGATATGAAAGTGCGAAAAAAGGCTAAAGATGGGTACAAAGAAATTGTTGAAATCATTCATAATGGTATGTGGAGATACATTTTTCTTCCTTTTGTGTGAATACCTACTAGGAGAATCCTGTTAAGAAGCGGTCAAATGCTTCGGTAGGTCTTGCTCTGTAATAGAGCTAAGGACAGATGTGAATCTGCCTTTCTATAGCATCTGTTCTTACGTGGTAGCGGTTATGAGGGTTCAACTCCCTCGACCACGATTACCCTGACAGAGGTTTATCTGTCTGAATCCCTACCGTGGACGAAACGGTTAATAAAATACGTTGAGGAGGATATGAAACATGAAAAACATTATTCAGATTCTTTCCGATGCTGGTCTTGAGATTACAGATGAGCAGAAGAAAACAATCGAAACCAGTGTGAATGAGAATTACAAGACTCTTGCCGAGTTTGAGAAACAGGGAAGAAAGCTTGATACGGTCACACAGGAAAGAGACACTTACAAATCACAGTATGACACAGCCAAGTCTACTCTTGAAGGTTTTGAAGGCAAAGACTTTGACGCTATCACAAAGGAACGTGATGAGTGGAAAGTTAAAGCTGAATCAGCCGAAAATGAGTGGAAAACAAAGCTTGCAGAAAGCGAAAAAGATTATGCTGCAAAGATCGAAGAGAGAGACTTCAACGATGCTCTTGTGAAAGCACTGGCAGGTGAGAAATTTACATCTGAGTTTGCTAAGACAGGAATTATCAGCATGATCAAAGAAAAAGGGCTGAAACGTGAAGGTGAAAAAATCCTCGGACTAGATGATTATATGACAGAGCTGAGAGAATCACAGAAGGATGCATTCGCACAGACAGATGCACCGGCTGCACCAACATTCACGGTGCCAACTACAAAGGGCGGAGAGTCAAGTAAGACTCCTGTGTACACACCACCTACTGTGTGGTAGTCATGCTATAGCACGGTTATCAATTCGAGATAATCGTTGACCTTAAACAGTTAAAGGAGATACGAACATGGCAGATACAAGAATTACGTCATTAAACACACTTCTCGACACTACTGGAAAGATGTTCCTTGCTGAGGAATATGGAAAAGTTATCGAGAACGTACAGAAACTTACAATTTCCGGAAAGATGAAAAACACAGAACTTTCCGGTGATCCACATGCCGGAACAGTAGAAGCAAAGAGATTTGCGAATGCTACACCAAAGGACTACGGAACAGCTAGAACAGCAGCCAAAGGTGATGGTGTAAAAGGTAAATCGGTAACGATTCCGATTGATCAGGACAAAGAGATCGTAGAAGAAGTAGAGCAGAAAGATGTATCTCTTCTTGGAGTTGAAGGACTTATTGCTAAGAGAACAGCAAACCATGCTCTTAGAATGGCAGCTGAGCTTGATACTAAGTTCTTCGAGGTTGCTGGAACAGATGCTACAGAAGTAGATCTGACAGGAATCACAGCTATTGAAGAGATTGCAGAGAAGATGATTCAGCAGTGCGAGACCACAAAGAATGATTACGTAGACGGTGTACCGAGAGCAATGATGCACATGGTGCTGGATCCGGACTACTACGGAAAAATTAGAACATATCTTGATAAGGTAACAGTACCAGGTGTAGGTGCAGCGGACGAAGAGTTCTACGCATTCCACGGTGTTAAAACATACTCATGCGTACATCTTCCACAGGATGTGAAAGCACTTGTTATGGTTGATGGTGCAGTAGCACAGCCAGTAATGGCAGATCCATACAACGCTGAGAAAATTCCGCTGTCAAACGCTTACGGAATCGAGCTGTTCTATCACTTCGGAACTAAGTCTGTAACACCGGACCTTATTTTCAAGAATAAGAAAATTGGTGGTTGATAAGAATGAAATTCCTGGATAAAGAGACAGGATTGTACCTTTCTACTGGTAATGCCGAGAGTATTGCCAGTATGAAAAGCAATCCACAGAAGTATGAAGAAGTAAATGACAAGCCACAGCGAAAGCCGAAAAAGGCAGCAAGCAAAGAAGAGTAAGGAGATCAGACATGGCATACACAGATTATCAGTTCTATACAACTAAATATTTTGGAGATGCCGTGACAGAGGAAGAGTTTTCTAAGTATGCAGAACGAGCAAGCGAACGTTTGGACAGAATCACCTTTGGTAGATTAGAAGATGGTCTTCCGGAAGACAAGAAATCTAATGCAAAGGTTCAGAAAGCTGTCTGTGAGATTGCAGAAGTTCTGTATCAGATCGACTCAATCAGAAAAGCATCACTGGACACTGTAGGTGTGATTAAACACGCTGATGGTACAGTGAGTAAGAAGCAAGTATCGTCCATTACGTCAGGTGCTGAAAGTATCAGCTTTGCAACTGGGACTAGCGGAGCATCCGACAGCATCTATGCACGAGCGTCAATGGATAAGAAAGTGGAAGCTATTCTGATTCGACAGGTGGCTTCTGAGTATCTGCAAGGAGTTGTAGATAAGGAAGGAGTGTGCCTACTCTATGCTGGTATTTAGATGGCTTAAGCGGTTAATGTGCCGACATGAAAAATTGACATATTCTTCAACTTTCATCGATGAGGTCGGATACCATGAGTACAAGACGCATCATGTATGGAAGTGCAAGGAATGTGGAAAAGAATTCTATTAAGGAGGGGATACCGATGTATGACAAGACTGTGACTGTATTCAACAAATACATTGACAAGAGTGATGCCATATATTGGTATCCTCATGTTATATCCGGAGTCACACTTATTACGGATAAGGCAGCCAATATTGCCAAAACTGGTTTGGATACGGCTGATACAGCTAATCTTCATGTACCGTTTAAGGTGCGTGAAGGAGAAAGGATAGTGTGCAATCTTTCCTATCTCACTCCGAAAGTGTGGAAAACTACGGAAAACAAAGAGGGTTCAATCACATTCTCAACAGGTGACATCTTCTTGGAAGGTGAATATCCGGAAATGGTAATTGCCGATGAAGACTATACGTCACGCACAAACAAAGGATTCTACGATTATTTGAATAAGAAGATGGACAATGTGTTCCTAATCACAAGCGTAGGTTCTTACACACTGATTCCTCATTTTGAGATTGGGGGAAAGTAATATGGCAAGCAAGACATTTCATTTTCCTAGCTTCTCAATCGTAAAAGGTGATATCAAAGTAAATGTCAGCTTGAACCGATTTGAAAAGCAGTTCCAGGAAGCACAATACTGGCTAGACGGTCAAGTGTTTACGGACATGGAAAAGTATATGCCGTTTCGTGACGGTAACATGAGAAACGTGTCTGCGATTATGAGCAGGTCCATGCAAGGAAGCGGTCAAGTGATTGCCGGTGCTCCACCTTACGGAAGATTCCTCTATGAAGGAAAAGTTATGGTAGATCCTGTCACAGGCTCACCGTTGGCAAGGGCCGGAGCAAAGAAAGTGGTCACGGACAGAGACCTTGTGTTTGACAAGACAGCGCATCCACGCGCAACAGACCATTGGTTTGATGCTGCAAAGGAACAATATGTGAAGTCTTGGGCGAAAGGAGTGAAGAAACGTGCCGGAGGAAAGTAAGAAACCGGTCAAGTACGATGTAGACGGTTACGAAGCTGTAACTGATGCACTCGTTTCTCTTCTCAATAGTTTTCCAGGATTAGAGGAAGACGAAAAGATAAGATTCTCCACACTAGATGAAGATGGCGGTATTGCCTTCTATCCAGTGACAGGAGCGGTGATTGCACTGGAAAAGAAGAGTGTAACTGGCAAAGTAGACCAGTTGTGCAACTATCCTTTTTATGTGATCTACCGGTCTTCAATCGACTCTCCAAAGATTAAGGCCAGTATCAAAGAATTCCTTGACACTCTTGGAAAGTGGCTTGAACAGCAGACCGTGGTCATTAATGGAGAACAGAAGAGGCTGGAAGAATATCCAGTGCTTACAGAAGAGAGAAAAATAGAGGAGATCATAAGGCTTACACCGGCTCACTTAGATAATGTGAGTGATGGTAATGTTCAAGATTGGGCAATCAGCATCTCATTGAAATACAGAAACATATTCTACAAGAAATAACGGAGGATAACAAACATGAAATTAGAGCGTGAAGCGTTGATGCATTATCTTGATGCATCGTTCAAAAATGCACCGGCAACGGCAGAGTGGGAAGTTCTTGGTGATGATATCGAGGAAATGTCCGTAGAACTGAACCCAGATACAGAACAGAAGAAGAACATTCTCGGAAAAACTGTTACGACTGACAATGGATATACACCTTCCATATCAGCAGATCCATTCTATGCGGATCCAACATCCAAACTGTATCCGAAGATTAAAGAGATTGCATTTGACCGTCTGAAAGGTTCAGCTTGTAAGACTCTTATGCTCGAAGTAATCGTAGAGGATACAGCAGCTGCAAAGCATCTTGCTTATGTACAGGAAGTAATGGTTAAGCCACAGAGCTATGGTGGAGACACAGCCGGTGTCAACATTCCGTTTGACATCACGGATGATGGAGCGAGAACAAAAGGCTATGTAACAGCTGAATCTCTGAAATCAGGCAAACCAGTATTCGCAGAGGGCGAAATTGTAGCTGCTTGAACTGAAGAGCTTTCGGTATACGATGAAGAACATAAAGAAGTATTCGGATTAGAATAGGCGAGAAAGGACGATACAATGAGCAATAAAATAGCAAAACCAATGGCAAACAAGATTGTAGTAGATGATGGTAGCAAGGTCTACACGATTGAGAACAAAAGAGGAAAGGTTCTCGGCAAGTTCGAGTTCAGACCTACAGACACAAACATCGTGAAGAGATATGAGGAAGTAGTTGAGTACTACAATTCCTATCAGCTGCCGGAGAATCCAAGCGATGCGGATATGAGAAAAGCAGAGGATGACATCATGGAGAAAATCTCTTACCTTGTCGGAGAAGATGCGAAAGAGACATTCTTCTCAATTCTCGGAGCATTCTCACCACTGGCAAATGGGGAACTGTACATGGAGAACGTCCTGTCCTCTATCGCAAAAGTGATTGAGCGTGAGATGAACATCCGTACAAAGAAGGTACAGAGTCGCATGAATAAGTATGTGGCGAAGTACCACAACTGATGGATCCGTGGAAACTTCCCACATCATTAGAAGTTAATGGAAAAGAATATTCGATACGCTCCGATTTTAGAGTAGTATTGGATATTCTTTCTGCTATGAATGATCCGGACCTCTTCGAACCTGGCATGACAGAAGAAGAGAAACAACAGGAGAAAGCACTCACAATGCTTAAAATCCTCTATGTTGACTTTGATTCCATGCCACCAAAGGACTGGCAAGAAGCCTGTCAGAAAGCGTGTGAGTTCATTGATTGCGGTATCAAGAATGATGGCAAGCCTAGACCTAGAACAATGGACTGGGAACAGGACGCACCTATCATAATACCTGCTGTGAATAAGGTCAATAACGGTGATGTACGTTCTGTAGACTATATGCACTGGTGGACATTCTTCGGACTCTATATGGAGATTGGAGAAAGCACATTTTCAACAGTAGTCAGCATCCGTGACAAGAAGAGAAAAGGTAAGAAGTTAGAGAAGTGGGAACAGGAATACTACAAAAATAATAAGTCTATCGTAGACTTGCATCAGAAGAGTACAGAGAGAAGTGACGAAGAGAAAGCTGAACTCCGAGAACTCTTCGGATTGAATAAATAACCGGATATCGTTAGAGATATTCGCTGACCGCAGATAATTAGCGGTGGAAAGGATTAGAAATGGCACAAGCCGACGGCTATATCATAATTGATACAGAGATTAACGCTGACGGCATGAAAGCCGGAAGCAGAGAAGTTGAAGCAGCTGTCAGAAGAATGGCGAACTCGGTCGAGGATATGGGTTCCAAAGCTAGAACAGCACTCAACAAACAAGCAGACTCATTCTCCAAGCTGAATCAAGAATATGCTGCACAGGAACAGAAGGTTTCAAACCTTAAGAAGAAAATAGCTGAATATGGTGAACAGAAGATTCCAACAGAGGAATACAGAGAGATTCAGGCTCAGATTGACAGAGCTACACAGAAACTTAGCTCATTGGAATCTGCACAGGAAAGATTCCTGTCTACTGGTGGCAAAAAGAACAGCTCATCTTTCAAGAAGATGCAATATGACATAGAGGAACTTGAGAACGAGATCAAATATGCGAAAGCGGAATTAGCAGATTTAGAAGCATCTGGTGGAGCATTTACACTTGGTTCAAAGACACAAGAAGCTGCTGCCAGCATGCGGACATTGCAAGCAGAAGAAAGAAAGCTTGCTGATATGAACAATCGACTCCACACATCGTATAATTCCGTAAAAGGCAGTGTGGACGAATACAAGCAAAAATTGATGAGTGCAGCACCGGCACAACGTAAACTTGCCAGCGAAAGTGAAAGAGCGTCAAAGTCTATTGCAAAAACTGGAAAGGCCGCGAATGGTGCGAAACTCAGCATTGGAAGAATGCTTGGAATGTCACTATTAATGAGCGTAGCGTTCAGAGCATTCTCGGCTGCAATCAATGCTATCAAAGATGGCTTTACAAACCTTGCACAGTACTCAAGTAGCACAAATAGTAGCATTTCAATGTTGTGGAGTAGCCTTGAAACGCTCAAGAACAGCCTAGCAACAGCATTTGCACCGATTCTAAGTGTAGTAGCACCAATCTTAAGCAAGTTCATTGATATGCTTTCGACAGCTGCAAGCTATGTAAGTATGTTCTTCTCATTCCTGTCCGGAAAGAGTACATACACGAAAGCAATCGCAGTACAGAAAGATTATGCCGGAAGTCTTAAGGATACAGCAAGCGGTGCGAAAGATGCAGCAGACGGAACAAAGGAAGCTGCGGAAGCTGCGGAAGATTACCTGTCACCTCTAGATGACATTAACCGAATGGACAAACAGAACTCCGGAAGTGGTTCTGACGGTTCAGGTGGTGGCGGAGGAGCCAGTGGTGGTAGTGGTTCCGGATCGTTATTCGAAGAAGTACCTATCGACAATAAGTTTGCATCCTTGCTTGATTCCGTATTGGACAAGCTGAAACAGATCAGAGATATCTTCATGAGTGGATTCTGGGATGGGCTTGGAGATTACAAGCCAGTACTTGAAGAACTCAAGAAAGACTTGAAGTCTATCGGAGAGCATATCCAAGACATCTTTACGGATAAGGACGTGCAGAAGGCAGCCAAGAGATTTGCCAGGTTGTTTATTTACAGCATGGGTAAAATAGTAGGCTCATTCGTTTCAATTGGACTTACGATAGCAGAGAACATTGTAGGCGGTATCGAAAGCTATCTAGCTGAGAACACCGGAAGGATCAAAAATTGGCTTGTCAAGATGTTCGACTTAGGATCTGAGATCGCGACAATTGTCGGAAATTTCAGTGCAACAATCGCAGAAATCTTCCAACAGACATTCGGATCACAGACAGCACAGAACATCACTGGCAACATAATCGGTACATTCGCTACAGCATTCGGAGAGGTCATTCTCCTTGCGACAAACTTCGCAAAAGATTTGATTGACTTTATCACAGGACCGATTATTGAGAACAAGGACAAGATTATCAATGCAATCAATGACACGCTGAAACCGATTGAAACAGTAACACAGGCTATCGAAGATACAGTCCATAAAGTAGCTGATAAGCTCACAGAACTGTATGATGAGCATATTGGACCGTTTATTCAGAATACGAAGAACAGCATCTCTACATTTGTTGGTTTAGTCCTAGATATGTACAGTCAGTATATCGCACCGATTCTTGATATGTTAGGACAGAAGTTCCAAGAGATTATGAGTGGACCGGTAGGAAATGCCATCGACCAAGCAATCGGATTAATCGGAAGATTGATAGATATACTGAACTGGTTATGGAACAGTGTTTTAATTCCTGTCATGAATTGGATTGTTGAAAATATTGTTCCTGTTATTGCTCCTATTATTGAATGGTTAGGATCAACGCTCTTCGATTTTGTTGGGACTGTGGTTCAAGTAGTAGCTAGCATTCTGAAACAGCTGAATGGGATCATTGACTTTTTGACAGGGGTATTCACAGGTGATTGGAAGAAAGCTATGAGCGGAATTTCGACTATAGTTGGTTCTTTCCGAGATACTATCAATGCAATTTTTAAGTTTATTCAAAACTCGATACTGAAACCAATTGCAAAGTTCCTGGATAGTGTATTTTCTGTTGATTGGGTGAAAACTTTCGGTGTTATCGGTGTTTTCATGAATGGTTGGTTAATAAACATTCAAAACATCTTCGAAGCTGTAAAACAGATATTTACAAGAATCGTTAATTTTGTAAATGGAGTTCTTGCCGGTGATTGGGAACAGGCATGGAATGGAATCAAGAATATTCTCGGCGGTGCTTGGAATGGCATGGTTTCCGTCATAAAGTCACCAATCAACTTGATTATCAGACTCATGAATGGATTGCTTCGTGCAGCACAGATTATGCAAAACGGTGTTGCAAAAGCATTGAATAAAATAAATGTATCAGTTCCTAGCTGGGTTACATCTTTGACCGGTGTTAGGTCACTCGGATTTCATATCGGATATTGGAGTGCACCACATATTCCTTATTTAGCTCAAGGTGCTGTGATTCCACCAAACAAGGAATTCATGGCGGTACTTGGAGATCAGAAGAGTGGGAACAACATTGAAGCACCTGAGAACCTTATCCGAAAGATTGTTAGGGAAGAAACCGGAAACGGCTCACGAAGAATTGAAGTTCCTGTATATCTGAACCGCAGACAGATTGCAAAGGCGGTATTAGAGGAAGGACAGAACATGAGAACACAGACAGGAAAGAATCCGTTTGTGATGGCTTAAGGAGGTAGAACATGGCACAAAATCACTTAAAATTCGGAACGTACACACCACCGGATGTGGATGAGGACGGATACCAGATTTCAATGTCTACTACTTCCACTGAAAACTCAGGAAGAACCATGAGGGGAAATATGAAGAACTCTCCTCTATTCACGATCGAAGCTTATGAGCTGAAATGGAGTGACATCAAGGTAAGTGATGCAAGCAAAATTCTCAAAGAGGTTATGGGAAAGAGCGGATTCGACTTCTTTCACCTTAATATTTACGAGAATAGATGGGAAACCAAAAGATTTTACGCAGCAAACTTTAATGCTCCATGTGTCAGTTTAGTAGAAGGCGAAGAGAAACTGGATGAGCTGAGTTTTCAAGTGACATCGGAAAAGCCGGTGTTATAGATTTCACCGGATATCGAAAGAGATATTCGCTGACCTTAAATAGTTAGAGGTAGATCATGAAGAATGTAAGCAACGAATTTAAAAACATCATAAAGTCAGGCGGTCCGTTTTATGCTTATGCATCGATCACACTGAAAAATGGCAAAAAGCTTACACTTGATTCGGATAACGATTTCTTCATAAGCGGTAATGGATATACAGAAGACGGAGGAGATGGATTCCCACTGGGATCCGCTCTCTCCAAGTCCGTTACGCTTGTCATTGATAACATCGATGAGAGATTTTCCAAGTATGATTTTTACTATGCACAGATTTCACTCTTCACTGAAGTTGACATCGAAAGTAGAAGCTATGATGCACGGAGAGATGTGAAAGGTGAGGAAATTCTCGATGTCAATGGCAACACGATTATGCTGACGAAATCAAGAATCGAGAGATTGAACGAGGGTACATTTACAGTACTTGAGCCAATAGCGGTTGGAGATACGATAGAACTTGTAGGTTATGATTCAATGTACAAAGCAGATGCAGACTTCACGTCTAAGCTATCTTATCCAACAACAGCTGGACAGCTTCTAAGAGAAGCATGTAGTACATGTAACATCATGCTTGGAAGTCCGAAGTTTAACAATGACGATTTCGTGATTGAACAGGCTCCGGAAAAAGTGACTTGCCGAGAAGTAATCGGATATATAGCAATGCTTTCAGTTGGTAATGCTGTGATTCAGAACGGAACACTTGTTATTAAGAGTTACGACTTTTCTGCAATATCGAAGATTACAAATAGGGATGACTTAGTGGAAGATGCTGGCTATAGCATTTTGATGGACTATCAGTCAGATCCGGACATTAGCACAGATCCTGTTGTAATCACTGGAATTGCGACCACAAAGAAAGTAGAAAACGAGAGTACAATCTTAATAAGAGGTACAGATGATTATGCACTTGAAATCACGAATCCTCTTATTGAAGGACATGAAGATGATGCAATCAATCTGATTGGAGATGTATTGATCGGAGTTAAGCTGAGAGGTTTTAGTGGAGAATTCTTCCCTGATCCAACGATCGAATTCATGGATCTGGCTTGCGTGGTAGACCGGAAAGACAAAGTTTATCCAACATTTATCACATCTCTTGAGTTTAATTATCTTGGCAGCAGTTCATTTTCTTGCGGAATCAAGGATCCAGAACGGCAGAAGAGCACTTATTACAGCGAAGCTACAAAAGTGTATGAGAAAGCCAAAAAGGAAATCAAGCAGAACAAGACAGAATTTGAAGCAGCTGTCGATAATCTGAACAAGACGCTTGAGAGTGCTTCTGGAATGTATTCTACAGAAGTTGTACAGCCGGACGGAAGCGTAATCTCATACATTCATGATAAGCCGACAGTAGAAGAGTCCAAGAACGTAATTAAGGTCACATCTGAAGCTATCGGTATCTCAAGTGATGGCGGTAAGACGTATCCTTACGGGCTATTCCTAACAGGAGACCTTATTACAAGAATCTTGTATGCTATCGGTATTAATGCTGATTATATCAACTCAGGTTCTCTCACTGTAAAAGACAAGAATGGAAACATTACCTTCTATGCTGATACGGAGACAGGACGAGTTACCATCAATGCAGAGTCAATATCCATCACCGGTAAGTCTGTGGAAGATATTTCCAATGGTATTGTAGATGATTTTGTAACTAACATCTACAAGACAGATATGGACGAGATTAAAAACTCCGTCCGGAACAAGATTGAAACATGGTATCAGGACACAGATCCATCGGTGAATTGGGGAGTCACTGTTGAAAAACCTTGGTGTGACATAGACGGAAATCCAATTCTTGATGTTAATGGAAATGAAATAACGCTCTTATTTGAAGAGTTAAAGTCAGAGCACGAGGGTGACCTGTGGAAGAATCTTACTACAAATGATGAATATATCTATCGTTCCGGGCATTGGATGAAGATGAAAGTTCCGGATGAAGTCTTTGACGAAATCGATGGAAAAGCACAGGTATTCATTAATACGCCTGTTCCACCGTATCGAGTTGGTGACTTATGGTTTGACGCAGACACACAGGAGATACTCACTTGTGTGGAAAGCAGAGATACAGGAAAGTGCGTGAAGTCCGATTGGCAGAAAAAGACCAAGTATACCGATGATAGCGGATTGAATAGCTTTATCAAGTTCGTGTATGATCCTAAGATTGCTGAATTACAGAGTCAGATTGACGGACAGATCGAAACATGGTTCTATGACCACGAACCTAGCTTGCATAACGAACCGGCTGTGAACTGGACCACAAACGAACAGAGGAAAGAGCACGAAGGTGATTTGTTCTTCTGGAAGTCCACAGGATATTCCTACCGATTCTTGCAAGATGGAGCTGTGTGGAAGTGGCAGATTGTACAGGATACAGATATCTCGAAAGCACTTGCAGCAGCGGAAAAGGCACAGGACACAGCAGATCATAAGCGAAGAGTCTTTGTAGTGACACCACAGCCCCCTTATGACATTGGTGATCTATGGGTGCAAGGCGAAACTGGTGACATCATGAGATGCCGTGTATCTAAGAGTAATTCAGCTGCTTATGAAACTTCCGATTGGGAGAAAGCATCTAAGTATACCGATGATACCAGGGCGAATGAAGTCCAGAAAGAACTTGAAACTGTCAATAAGGATTTGCAGAATCAGATTGATGGAAAGATTGAGACTTACAACCAAGCTACTGATCCGTCAGCGGAATGGACTACAGATGAGCTGAAACAGAAACATATTGGTGACTTGTGGTACAACTCAAAAGAAGAGACTACACAGCGTTGGAATGGTACAGCTTGGTCGAAACTAAGTGATGCAGAAGCAAAAGCAGCTAAGAACCTTGCTATCACGAAGAAGCGTGTATTTAGCGTCACTCCGTATACACCTTATGACAAGGACGATCTGTGGGTACAGGGCACAAGCGGAGACCTCATGCGATGCGTGACATCACGTCAGAGTGGCTCTTATGTTGCGTCCGATTGGACAAAGGCTACAAAGTACACGGATGATTCTGCAATCAACAACTTCATTGCGAACACTTACAAGGCAGACCTTGAGGATATCAAGAATCAGATAGATCAAAAGATAGAGACTTGGTTTCAGCCTACGGATCCATCACTCGGATGGACAGGAAAAGAATTACAACCACTTTTTGACATTAGCGGGGATGAAATCCTAGATATCAATGGAGACACTATTCTTATCACAGTAGAATCTGAGAAGATTGACCATGAAGGCGACTTGTGGAAGAACTCCAAGACAGGTGATGAGTATATCTATCGTAGTGGCATATGGATTGAAATGCCAGTACCTGACTCCGTGTTTGATGAGATTGATGGTAAGGCTTCTATCTATATAGCACAGCCAGTACCACCATACAATGTAGGTGATGTATGGTTCACAGGAACAGATATACTCACTTGCGTAAAAGGCCGTGATAGTGGAGAGTATGTTGAATCTGATTGGCAGAAGAAAAACAACTATACAGATGATACTACAGTAAATGATTTCATTCAGAATGTTTACGATCCAACCGTTGAAGATATTCAAAATCAGATTGATGGCAAGATAGACACGTACTACTTCGATTACGATCCAAACAATTCCAATTATCCCGCATCCGAGTGGACTACGGCATCTGAGAGACAGAAGCATGTAGGTGACCTCTTCTTCTGGGAGAGCAAAGGTTTCACCTACCGCTACATGAAAGTTGACACTTCTTTCCAGTGGGTGAGAGTTAAGGATGCTGACATTGAGTCTGCTATGCAAAAGGCATCAACGGCACAGGATACCGCAGACGGAAAGAGAAGAGTATTCACATCAACTCCGCAGCCACCTTACGATGTTGGAGATTTGTGGACACAAGGAAGCACTGGTGACCTTATGCGTTGCCGAACAGCAAGAGCAACAGGAAATTATACATCTTCTGACTGGATCCTCGCTACAAAGTATACTGATGATACAGTTGCAAACAAGGCACTTGCAGAAATCAAGGTGCTTGATGGCAAGATCAAATTAAAGGTATCCTCAGAAGATGTAGAATCCATCATCGAGCAGAAAGCAGACTCTATCCGAATGCAAGCAAAAAGCATTAGCTGGAAGTCGGAAGGCTCAAGTATGTCACCAACAGGATATTTAAAATGTAGTGGTGCTGAGATTGATGGAACAATTAGGTCTACAGATATAATCAGAACAGTGTATATGACTGCCGGATACAACCAATATTGGTACGAAACAAACAATGTTGGGATTATAGGAACTAACGGATTAACCGGCACAAATTCTGGTATAAGAGGATTGAATTTTGACCTTGATGACGGTGGTCACTATATGACGTGGGCATCGAAAGACACACCTTCATCTACTAGCTATGCTATGAAAATGACATATGCTCGTAAATCATTTTCATCTTTTACAGCGAACTCTATAAACATGGGATGTAACATTGATATGCATAATTACAAATTGCTGAACGCTAAGTTTGGTGACGGAGGAATTACTGGAACTATGAATTTTGTGCAACGTTTCAAGGAAAGTGATGGGACAAAACAAGATTATTCTGGTTGTTATATGACATTCAAAAATGGAATTCTCGTAAAGGCAGCATGGCACAGTTAGGAGCAAATGTAATGAAAAAAGAAGTAATGAAATGTAAAGACAGAGAAATGATTATTGTTGAAGCTGATGATGAAATTATCGAGCCGGACAATGTAGAAGATATTTTCGTTAGCGAAACAGACACAGCGTTAAAAATTTTACTAGGAGAAGAATCATGAGCATGACAGAAGCTGCAAGGCAGATTAGAAAACTTATCGAACTGACAGCCAGTAACCTTACAGACGAACAGGCGGCATCCTTGCCGTGCTGTTTCCCTGTTTGGAAAGAGGGCATGGAAGTAAAAGAGGGTGAACGCTATGCGGTACGTGTATCCAATGCGGTATCCGCAATGTCACTTGAAGACGAAACATCACAGATACAGGAAGAACTCGTGCTGTGTAAATGCGTGAAATCACATACCACTACACAAGCTAATTCACCAGAGGAATCAGAGGATTTGTGGGAGATTCTGTAGAAAGGAGCAATCATGGAAGAAGAAAAGAAAGAAAAGGTTACGTTACCTTTCAATTTTCGTGTGAATCAATGCAGAAATTATATCCGACTAGCCATCAATACTGCGACAAGTGAGTATGGCTTGGACGGTGCTGTTATCAGCTTAATCATTGAATCTTTACTTGAGGATGAGTATAGAGAACAGGTAGCTTTTATGGCAGAACAGACAGATGCCATTGTAGAAGAGATTCAGAATAAGGATAAGGAGAATTAATCATGAAATGGACAGACTACACTACAAAAGAAACACTGGAAGACAATGACGAATTAATGATTCTTGACGCAGACGTCAAGGCAAATAAGCGTACCTTAATGAGCAAGATATGGGATTATGTTGTCGATAAGATGACTACGGCAGTTATCGCAAAGTTAGGAACAACTGACAAGACTTTGATCGGGGCAGTTAATGAATTAAATAGTAATAAACAAGGCGCGTTAAAAACAATTGCCAAACAATACTCAACAAATGAACAAGGTGTCATTACCACGGAAATAAATAGAACAGCTGTTGTTGTATCTTGCAGAAGTAACAACGCAATTGTCGATCCTTTTGTAATATATGGAAACGATTATTGGAATGCAAAGATCCAGAATATTAGTGGTAGCATACCAAAGAACACAAATGTATATGTTGCATTCTTCTATTTTGAATAAATAGTAAGAGACCTTGCTTACAACAAATATACGCAGGTGGGGATTATAAAAATTGTGATGACTTGCCTGCTGGTGAATCCGCTACCGTTTATAGTTCTGCCATAAACAGACCATCGACGTCCAGAACATGGTATCTTTTTTGTTACGCATCGGATAGTTTTAAAACGCAAATTGCTATAGATGTTACAAATCCATGTAATATTTGTTACAGAATATTAAACAGACTTGATGGTAATAATCAATGGACAACCTGGGCGAGTAAATAGTAAGAGCCGGATAATCTTCAAGGATATAACGATTGAGACTAAGAAAGATGAGTTTGTCGTTTTCGCATCATCTACGGAATTTCCATTAGCAGTTCCTGTAATAATCAATCATGGGAAAAGTAGAAATTCTGTTGACATTATTTCAAGGGATGGTGGAGACTGGATAATTTATAGTAACGTTGTTCAACGTGTCGTAATCAGAATGCATCTTTTGAATGCATCCTAACACGCTTTAAAGGATTTCTAATCTCCGATTTCATCAACTAACAAAAGTGTGTAAATTCACCTCTTTTTGAGTCATAATTGGCTTAGAAAGGGGTGTTTTTTATGGAAAAAGACATTAATATTATCATCAAAAATGTTGTAAACATGATGCAAGAGGAACTTACTGATGAACAGCTACACAAACTTGAGAATGTGCTGTACATTTCATTCCACGGAGTGAAGTTGCAAGAGGAATGCACTTCGCTTGTGACAAGTCAAGCGCACTGGGATAAGATTCTAAAGTTATTCATAGCCAGTAAACGCTTGGAGAACTGCTCACAAGGCACGATTGACCGCTATGTGGATTGTGTGACCAAGCTAGTAGACTATCTGCACAAGAGATTCGAGGACATTACCACCAATGACATTAGATATTATCTCGCAATGTACCAAGAGACAAGAAAAGTGTCCATATCCTACATGGATTCCATCAGACGATACTTCTCATCATTCTTTGGTTGGCTCTCTGACGAGGGATTTATAGCCAAGAATCCAATGAGACGCATTAAGCACATGAAAGTGCCACAGCGCATAAAAAAGCCGTTTACAAGCGCAGAACGAGAGCATCTTAGATGCAATGCCGAATGTCAGCGAGATGTAGCAATTATGGAGTTTCTGTACAGTACCGCAGCACGTATCGGTGAAGTTGTGATGCTCAATCGTAATGACATTGATTGGGGCAACAAGGAAGTAATCATCTATGGTGAAAAAGGTAAGAAAGAGCGTAAAGTCTATCTTACGGATGAATGTGCCTATCACCTTAAGAAGTACCTTATGACACGAACTGACATGAATCCAGCGTTATTCGTATCGAATCGGAAGCCAAACAATCGCATGGGGAAGGAAGCTATATGGTCAATGTTGTCGAAACTAGGTAAAAAGTCCGACATCCACACGCATCCGCATAAGTTTCGAAGAACTCTACTCACGGATGCTGGAAGTCGAGGTATACCGCTGCAAGAAATTCAAGCCTATGCTGGTCATAAGAAGCCTGATACCACAATGATGTACGTTACAGTCAATGAAGATAACGTTAAGGCATCATTTAGACGGTATATAGCATAGCTTTTTCTAGCATCAATATTGATTTTTTAAAAGCCACCTTTCGATGGCTTGTTTGCTATGCCTAAAAATATTGCTGATACGCTTATGATCGTTCTGTTTTAGACCTGCTCCTGTAATAGAGGAAATCGGAGATTGCTAATTATCAGATTTGTTTTTTAGTAGTCCATGTTTGACCATTATCACTACTGATTCTGAACATCAATACATCATTAGTATTGTATATGAGTTCGTGAAGTGTGTTTTCCCATTTCACAATAAAAGAGATTGATGTGCCAGTTGTTTTGATTGTTAGATCTTTGTATGTCCCTATTTTGACATAATCCTTTAAGCTGTTACTATTTTCTAGAGCAATGTAATTGATGTGATTTACATTTTGATCCAGTCCGTCCATTTGGAGCTAATGCGAATTCGCCGTCTTAAATCAGAAGAGTTTGCATCATGTAAAACTTGCAAGATATATCGCCTATCATTGTATAGTGAAAAAACAAACATGTATCCAAAGTTGATTCCTGTAACACCTATTAAATTCGAACATCTGTATAGTCCTGGTTTTGTGATATTATCTGCATCTGACTTATCAACATGTTTTATAAAAAATCCATTACTATTTTATCCTTTTAACTTCAAAATCTTTCATACCAATTATTCCCAACGAAAACCTTTCTTTATCGCATACAGAAGTAATAGTAACGGTAAGATAATCTTTAGAAATTTCGCATTTTGAAAACTTTCCATCCTCAATTGCAGTTGTCAGGTATCCATTTGAATACACATATAGTGATCTAACCGTTGCAATAAATAAAATATTTGTGAATGTTCTAAGTTTAACTGTATATATACAACCACCAGAATCTACGGTAAAAAATGACTTACTATTTTATAACTTGATAACACTATTATCATTAGTTATGAGTATGAACGATGACCATGCACGCATAGGTATACTTATCGTATTACCACTTTTTGATGGCTGAGGAGAATCTGCATTTCCAATACTTATTTGTTTGATTCCAGAACTAGCACCTACGGCATATATGTTTGTATATTTATTTTGATCTACAATAAGTATTCCAGCAAAGTGACCGTCAAATGTTAACCGTACAGTTTTTTCTTCACTATAAACATGATCAGAATAATATCGCAGACCATTTGATTTTAGTATCGTGTTACTATTTTATTTCCAATCATTCCACACTTCATTCGTTGAGTTCCATGTTCTAGTTTTTACAACCAACGTGTATAAATACTGAATCGCCACTTGATACTTGATGCCATCTGAAGGTGCACCCATACAGAAAATAAACCATATTGAATCATCGTTTTGGGGTTTATGTAAAGCTGTACGAAACGCTATAGCAGATTCTCCAACAGGGAGATCATTGCAATCCTTATATATTGCACCCACATATATCTGTTTGGTACAAATCTTCGCCTTACTATTTCATCAATTGAATTTCTCATTTTCCCCTGTTTTTTCGTCAATATGGGTACAATCATTCCCTCAAAATCCATTACACTTAAAATAAGATTGCACATCAGCCGAAAGGGGTGAAACTTAATTTGCATAAAAATCATAATCAGATGTATTAACATATAAGTGTATAAGTTTATGAAGGAGATTTGACCAGTGGGAATAAAGGATGTACTAATGCAGACATACACGATAGCCTTGCCGATTCTACTTGGATACATTGTGTGGATGCTACAGGAACAGAAAAAGAAACAAATCGCAGATTCTAAAGCGAGAGATGAAAGACTTGAGGAAGAACGTGAAGTACGAGATGCAAATAGTGCCGGAACAATGTTATTACTCAGAGTTCAGCTCATCGAATACCATGACAAGTACATGAAGATTGGAGAGATACCATCTTACGCTTATCAGAATTTCTGCGAGATGTATAAGGCCTACCACAGATTAGGTGGAAATGGCATGGTAACTAAAATGATGCACGAAATCGAAGAACTTCATCTTAAGAAGAAAGGAGAATAATCATGGAACAGATTATCAACTATGTAAAACCGGAACTCATCGTAGTAGCAATCGTGCTGTACTTCATTGGCTTGGCTATCAAGCAGAGTGAGACTATCGCAGATAAGTACATTCCTAGCATCTTAGGAATTGTAGGCATTATTATCTGTGGAATCTATGTAGTTGCTACTTGCAGTCTTGGTGATGGTCAGAGCATTGCTATGGCACTGTTTACAGCTATTGTACAAGGAGTCTTGGTAGCCGGACTTAGTAATTACGTCAACCAGTTGATTAAGCAGAATGGAAAGGAAGAGTAATC